TTTTTTAAATCTGATTTCCATGTGTTATCGGTTATCTCCACTTCCATGTAATGTTCCTCTGTCCCTTCTGGACTGTAATTTTTCGATATTACCTGTTGCAACATCTTCCATATTAATTCCAAGATTATCACACATTGACGCAATATACCAAAGAATATCGCCAAGTTCCTTTTTTATTTCAATTTTATTTTCAGCAGTGATGTAGCCACCATTATCTCTGATAATCTTTTTAATTTTTCCCTGAACTTCACCCGCTTCACCCAATCCCAAACCATCATATGCAACAGCAAGTAATTCTTTTACTTCTGGTGGTGTATCTGGATGTATCTCTAAAAACTTATGTAAGGAAATTTTAAGAAAATTAGCCTCTTTCTGGTATTCGTTAAATGTTTTTATCATAACTTATTTACTTAGAAAATTTTCTGCTGATCTTTTAAAATCTTCAATAGCATTTAAAACATCTTTATCGCTGATGTCTTTTGTATAATCTTCTTCAGCCTCTTTATAAAGATTTTCCATTTGTTCAAGTTTTTCAAGAGCAAATCTTGCTTGGACACCATTATCCATTTCAATGAACGAAAACAACACGTTATTTTGATTATGTTTGGCTACATAATTATCTTTATTGGCATAAAATGCCAATGCTTGTTTAAGTAATTCAACTGAATTCTGAAGTTGTTCAATATTATTCATCTTTTTCTTCTTTATGTTCTTCGATTATTTGTTTTGCATCGGCAACCTCATTCGGGTATAACGTAAATTCCTTGCGATAAGGATATTCTTTATTATTCCTGATGTTTTGATGAAAAAACTTACCTTGCGATTCCGCATTTTCGAATTGTTCATATAATTCAGGTATTACGTTTTCATATGAATATGTTCCACCCCTGTTAAATGCAATGTAAAGTCTCTGTGTCTGTTTAAAATAAGTGGTTTTTAGTATGTTATCGGAATCAAAGATGGCTTCAACATACCCAATACTACCATCTTCATTTAATTTTTCTTTGCGTTCAACTAACATATTTTCAATATTAATTAGCAAATATAAACAATTAAGAATTAAACTGCAAGAGTATTTATAAAGAAACAGTAAAAATGTCATTTCCAAAAAAAGTAAAACTTACTATCGATACTAATCCACCAAAGGTTGGTACTGAATACCTTAAATATGGAATGGATCGTATTGAAGAGTTGATGCGTTTAACAGATACCAAAACAAAGTATCTACCCAGAACAATATTACTTGAGGATATAGATCAGGCTGTTTTTGATTATGTTAATTTGGATGGAATGAAATTAACCATTGATAATAAGATTGTTCCATCATTTTACCTTGATAATGACCGTTGGGGGGAATTTTCGAAAACATGGAAGTTCATGGATAACGATAAAAACGTCCCAACACCATATATCACAGTAAGACGAATCGATAAACAAGCCGGAACAAGGCTTGGTAAAAAATACCGTGTTCCTCAACCACGTAAATTCAGGTATATGAACGTTCCGATTCTTGATGAGGGTCAGATAATTTATTTACAATTCAGAATGCCTGAACCAACTAATGTTGATATGACATATGAAGTTGCATTATTTACAAAATATCGTGTTGATGTTAACGTTTATGACGAACAGGTATTAAAGAATTTTGCTTCACGTCAGGAATATTTAAATGTTAAAGGAAATCCAATTCCATTATTATTTGAAGGTTTTGCTGAAGCAAATCCAATTGAAAATATTGATGGTGACAGATTCTTCGTTTCAAAATATGCTTTAAAAACTCTTGGATTTATTCAAGATGAAAAGGAGTTTGAAATTGTTAAAACCCTTAGAAAAACAAGGCTTGGTTACGTTATTAAATAATGACCATCTTCATAGTTAAATGTTGATCCACTTGGATAATTTTGTCGTATATTTTCAAAGTTCTCAAAAGTATCATTAACTCTATCTGTATATTGTTGATTTGTTGAATACGGTAATTCTTTAGCAATAATTTCACCTATTGATGTAACTGAAGGCGTAATGATCTGCCATGTTCTATTAATAAGATTCAATTCAGTTTTAAAATAGAATTTTTCAGGTGTTGTTAATGCTTCATTATCTGAATTATAGAAAAGTTGTATTCTTCCACTTTTTGCATTATAGAAACTAAATTTAACATATCCAGTTATGGTATCACCAGTTAATTCATCAATATATGATTGTGGAATATGCCAACGATAAAACTGGTTATTAATCGTAGAATTAATAATATAATCAGAATTATATGGTGGTGGTTCACGAAGAATTTTTGTTAAATACATCGTGAATATTCTATTTTGTGTGTAGATATCAAATGAATCGTAATAATCTAAAATAAAGAAACTTTTATTCATATTACTCTCATGATTTATTATTTCAGTTGCTGTAAAGCCGGGTACGAGAAAATTATTATACCAATTACCAATACCACTACTATAAAACTTAAAATTGAGTTTTACTGAACCTGAATGATATTTAAATCTTCTTGTTTCGCCATCAGTTACCGGATTAATTAAATCAATTCCGGTAAATGATGTCATACTATCAATTTCCTGTTGTAAACCAATAAAAGCATCAGTTGACCCTAAGTTAATTTTAATATTTAGTGTATCACCACTAATGCTACCATTATTATATTTTACTATTTGTCTTATTATAGGCATGGCTTTCCGATATTATTTAAATCATCATCAGGATTTTTATTAACAACGGTTGATGTTGGGAATCTGATTTCTGCAAATGCATCAAGTGTTGCCGGATCATTTAAGTCAGGTGTTAAATAAAATAAAATATTTGAAAATAAATATCTTCTTTTATTAACGAATGGATAATCAACCCCCAGATCGGTTATTGGATCAAAATATCCTTGAGGTAAAATGTTTCGCCAAACATAGTTTCCGGTATTAACGGGATATTCTGTTGCATATGCTGGTATTGATGAAACAACCTCATATGTCGTACCGCTAATATTTCCACGCATTAATTGATCACCAAAATATCTTAACGGTAATGGCATGAATGGATTATATTTCCATATCAATCTACTTGTTACTGTTGTTACGTGTGGAATTGGAATTGTAAAGCCAAAGATTACAATATACGTATATGTTATAATTTCTTTTTGATATGGTGTTGAAATGTAGAATATTTGAGGATGTTTTTGTGCTTGAAAAAATTGTGAATCTGAGTATTCAATAACATCGCCAATTGCATTACCTGCACCAGTTTTTAAAATATCACCAATATTATGTTGAATTGTTTGAAACGCTGTTCTCCCTGAAACACCTGTTACGTGAGACCATGTTGTTGCTGAAGTAGATTCCACAGGTATTGTTGCTTTTTTATATTGTGCATATATGAATAATTCAATTACCGGAAATCCAAAATTATCAAAATAATTCGAAACATCAAAATCATCGGTAAAATTAAAAGCATATGTTTGTTCACCGTACACATTGTTTCCAAAGCCAGCAGGATAAAGTTCAAATTCATTTGGTGTTGCAATTACCTCAAAGTAACGAATATATGTGATTGTGCTTGTTCCTGTAATTCCACTAACATAAGTATAACCGCTTGTTGCTGGTTTAACCAAATAAAAATCAAACGAATTAAAAATATCTTTATGTGTTGTACCAGTAGTTTCAGGTAAAAAGAAATCCTGAAGTTTTAAATAGTTATTTTTTAATCCATTAAATAGTGACATATATTCAATCTTACCATATATTCTATAAATTTCATTTGCTTCTCTTTCTGCGTCAAATATTTCAGTTGCACTTAACACATTTCTGATATCATATTCGTGAATTAATGCACGTTTATCGCACAATTCAATTTTATTAAATGTATCAAGTGTAACTGATTTGATATTCTTGGTGCTACCAAGTAATATTTTAACGTTTTCATCCATATATAATAAATACCTTAAAAATTTTTTATGTTTTTTGCAATATTTTCAGAATATTTACGTATTATATACAAATTAAAACGAAAAATTTATGAAAAATTTAATTCATCTTATGACGATTATGATAGCAATAACTCTGATGAGTTTCAGTTGCTGCAAAGACGATGACCCTGTTGTTGATGAGGGTTTGATAACTCTCGATAATCTCAATGGTACGTGGAATTTTGTATCATTCAATTTTGAGGGAACTGAATATAATTGTTCCTCAATGTTTATGCCCGAAAATATTGAAAATATGTTCTCGTCTTTAACATTTGATATCGATGCAATGACGGTGCTTATGGATTGGGTTTGTACTGCTGGTGGTAGTGTTATTTTTGATTTTATTAAAGATGTTGACACAATTAAATTTAATACGTTTGGTTATGTGAATGATGATATCAAATATACATTTACTGTTATTAGTTATGATAATAATCAATTAATGTTGCGACTTGATACAGTACCCTCATTATATCCATATATTGGTGGTATAATTACCTTAACAAAATAAAGAAACCCCGATAATCGGGGTTTTTTTATTCATTAACAATACCTAATTCAATTAGATAACTTATACAATCAGAACCAGCAAATCCACGAAAGAAATATGTTTCTGGATCAGCAATTTCTGCAGGATTTCCATTTATTTTACCGCCATTCATTGGGCAGGGGTCTTGACCGTTTTTATAATCACCAAGTAACCCACCACTAATATCACCAGATGTGAATCCTTTTTTCCCGCCAATATTTGATATAATTGTTCTGATATCTTCTTCCGGCACTTCGATGAAATCAGTCCAGTTTAAATCAGAACGTGCAAGCCATTTTGTGTTAAAATCACCACCTATAATTGGTTGTGCATTATCTTGATAAAAATGATTAGAACTGTCATTTTTGAAATTCTGACTAAAATGGCTGTTTGATCGCATATATCTAACTCTGTTAAGATGTGAAACCAAGTTTCCCATTTGTGGGAAATATACACTAAAATTCATCCAGTTTGCAACAAAAATATCTCTTCTACTTGCATCACCAGTTGCATTATGTGGCATTTCATATATTGTATTTCCAGTTGTGCCATAATCATTTGTTTGAATCATACCAACTAAGTTACCAAGTGCTGCACCAACCGTTGTGTTTATATAGTCACCAGTTAAGAAACCTTCTACTACGTTTTGATCATCTTCACCATCATCACGGTTTTCAACAATACCGTGAAATTTAGCAATACTATATAATTTACCTGCTTCAAATGTGTAATATTGTCTTCTCCATTCCTGTGTGTCGTTTACTGATTGTTCGTCCACTTCTTTTCTGAATGAATGTGCTTTTGTTGCTGATTGTGGAAATTTATATCTTTCTCTTACCGGAAGAAGTCTACCTCTATTTGTACCGGATGTATCAAGATATAGTGTCCAGTTCATTGGAACTTCATCTTTCGTATATTCCAAAATTAAACTTCCTTTAAATTCTGTGTAAACACCACCCGGATAATCATCAGAAACATTAATTTTCTCACCAGTTTCAGATGTCATAACCTTTTTTCTATTACAGTTAATAATAAACACAAAATCACCATCTCTTTTATATGATGAATATTCTGTTGGTGATAATTTAATCATTGCTGTTCGTGCATCAAGTGTTCCGCCTGAGATTTGAGCATCTGATAATGAACTTGGATAATAATATATACTTTCTGTAATTTTACCTATTCTTTTACTAACAATACCAAGATTTTCATTTTCGTCATCAGAAATATGATACATTTCAATAATTTGCATCCCATCTCTATAATGATCACCCCATTGTGAATTCTCACCATCAGTATATGCAGCACCAAAAATAATGAAAGTATTTTGTAATACTGATCTAACTCTAAAATCCTGACGGGTTATTCCAATTTCAAAATTTTCGGCATCACCCCAAAAAGGTATTATATCAACGCTAATTTCTTGTGTTTCAATATGTGGAAGGTCGTTTAGGTCAATACTTGGCTTAATTTTGGTGTTATTATCTGTAAATAAGTTTGGTGAATATCCTAAGTTAGTAACCATTGCTGCGGGTGTCATGCTGAATTCACCAATGTCTGTAATATCAATACTTAAATGAATAGTTTGTGTACCAATCGGAACACCAAATATCATATAATCACCAGCATTATTTGTTAATGCTGTGTGTTTATAATATTTTCCATATATATTTAAGTATGGTTCATTGGTTATAATTTCTTCTTTTATTGGAAGCGATCCAAATGGTTGTTTTGGTGATATTGTGCCAGTAACGGGGTCTCTTTTTCCAACTCGTGGTAATAAATTATATCGTTTTCCGCTAAGATTTTTATCTCTTGGTGTCTTATACGGGTAAATGCTATATGTTTCACCAAATCCGGCATCTTCATCGGTAAGCGGTATGAATACACTTATTCTTGCATTAGGTATTCCAATACCACCGTTAGCGGTTACTCTACCAACCAATACGCCATAATCTGCATTAAAATCTCGATACACATCTTTGGCGTTGATATTCATACTTAAAAATTCAATGGTATCAACATCCTGTTCAAGTTTTACTTTTATGTGTTTATCAATATTAACGTTATTAATATCTAACTTAATTCGTTGTGATTTATTCATGAAAACATTTTTTTATAAATACTAACACGAAGAAATCATAACAAATAGAAAAATATTTTCAATTTTTTTTAAAAAAAATTTGCATGAATTTTTCAGAAATTTCATGCAAAAAAATTGGAATTTTGGAAAATCCGACCAAAAAAAATTCAAAATGTTTAAAATTTGAATTTATGGACAAGAATGACAGTGAGATAATAATCATATCAAATCGCCTTTTCAAATCTTTTTTAGTATTTATTGAAAACGAGAAAACGTTTATAAAATTTGAAAAAAAATAATAAAAACTTAAATAATTAAAAAAAATGGCAGAATTCGTATTTACCTCTCCGGGTGTAAAATTTAAAGAACGTGATTTATCTTTTGTAACACGTAACGTAGGTATTACTACATTGGGTCTTGTTGGTGAAACATTAAAAGGACCTGCTTTTGAACCAATCTTTATTCAAGATCAAACCGAATTCTTGAATAGATTTGGTGGTCAAAGCACAGAAAGATTTTTGGATTCACAGAAAAGTCTTAAATATCAATTACCGTATGTTGCAAACGCATACCTTGAAGAATCAAATCAACTATATGTAACAAGAGTATTGGGTTTATCGGGATATGACGCTGGTACAGCATGGGCAATAACATTAAGTGCTGGTGTTGATCCAGAAACAGTAGGTGTTGATACATCAGTACCACCTGTTATTAATACTGGTGTTGTGTTTACGGGTGGTGCATATTTAGGCGTTTCATTAACTGCTACTGGTCAAACTGGTTCGACATTTAGTGGACTTACTAAAGCAGCATATCCTTCAACAGATTTTAGTGGTTATTTGCATGAGTTTGTGGTAACATCAATAAGTAGTACTGGTGGTACTGTTACCGATACTGTTACATTATATAGTGGTGTTTCATTAACTGAATTTGAAGGTATGGTACTTGCAGTTATTAGAAGCAGGGGAACGACCATTGATCATGTTAACAGTCCGTCAACAACAACATTTGACACATTGTCATTAACAATGACCGGAAACTCAACAATTATTGGTGCTGGTGATTTATTTGGTCAGTTTAATTTAGTTGCTGTTCCAACAAATACTGGTGCAACAAATGGTTTATATACTGCATCGTTAAATCCAAACTCAAGCAGTTTCTTACCTAACGTTGTTGGTAACAAACCTAAAGATAAAAACACATTGATTTGGGTTGAAGCAACATATCCAGATTTAATTAAGTATTTGGATGCAATGGGTTATGGTTATGGTGTTAATACAATATTACTTAATTGTAATACAACACCATTTACATTATACAAAACAACTGGTGCTGCATTCAGAACACCTGAAACTCCTTGGATTGTATCACAAATAAAAGGTAGCAGTGTTGACAGATTATTTAAATTTGTAAGTATTTCTGATGGTGATTCAGCAAACCAAGAAATTAAAATCAGTATTACCAATATTAATCCAACAACTTTGGAATTTGATGTTGTTATTCGTGATTTCAATGATAGTGATGATAACACAACAATTCTTGAAACATTTTCAAGATGTTCGATGATTAAAGGCAATACAAATTATATTGCACAGCGTATTGGTACAACTGATGGTGAATATGATCTTCAGAGCAAATATGTTATGGTTGAAATGGCTGATGATATCGAACTTGATGTATTTCCAGCAGGTTTTGAAGGCTATTCATTTAAAGACTTTACAGCATTTGGTGGTATAAAACCGCAAATCAATTACAAAACCAGATATCAGGATAGTGAAAGAAAGAAAAAAGTATATTTGGGAATATCTGAAAAAGGATATAGTACATATGATACTGACGGACTTGAAGTTCTTCAGGGAACAGGTATAAACCAAAATTTCTTTAATTTCTTTGGATATTCAGGATTTGAAAATACCAAAGGTTTCCATATGGATGTTGATGCAACAGGCATTACATCAGGTGGTTTCTCATTTGAAGTTGGTGCAGGTAAATTCCAGACAATTAATGATGTTGTTGATCCAACAGACACATATTATGAATTAATCTCAAGAAAATTCACATTTGTACCTGCAGGTGGTTTCGATGGTTGGGATGTTAACAGAATTGTACGTTCATTCGGTGATAACTTCCGTAAAAATGGAATTTATGACGGTGTTGATCCTAATGGTAATCCAATGAATGACTTCCAAGCATGGTTAACAGCAGCACATACTTATGATAATCCTGAAGAAGTTACGATTAACTTATTTGCAACTCCGGGTATCAACTGGTCAGATAACGCTGTTTTGGTTAAAGACGTTATCGAAATAATGGAAACACAAAGAACAGACACACTTTATGTAATCGATTCTCCTGACATTACAATGTCACAGGTAATTGGCGAAGAAAAGGTTGATGTGATTGTTGCAAATGATATTGCTGACCTACTTGATAGCACTGAAATTGATTCAAGTTATGCTTGTACATATTATCCTTGGATTCAGATGAGGGATACACAGAATAATGTTAATGTTTACATTCCACCAACTGGTGAGGTTGTAAAAGCAATGGCATATACTGATAACACTAAATTCCCTTGGTTTGCTCCTGCTGGCTTACAGCGTGGCGTAACTGATGCAAGAAAATCGAAATATAAATTAAGTCTTGAAGCACGTGATACACTTTATGCTGCAAGAATCAATCCAATGGCTGACTTTGCAGATGCAGGAACAGCAATATTTGGACAGAAGACTCTTCAGAAGAAAGAAAGTGCTCTTGACAGAATAAATGTACGTAGATTGTTACTTCAGATTAAAGTTCTTATTGCAAATATTGCAATCAGACTTGTATTCGAACAGAACGATCAGGCAACTATTGACCAGTTCTTACAGAAAGCAACCCCAATTCTTGATAACATTAAGAGAGAAAGAGGTTTGACAGAATTCAGAATTAAGATGGACGATAGTAACAATACTCCTGAAACTCGTGATAGAAATGAATTGTATGGCGAAATATTCTTGAAACCAACCAGAGCGGTTGAATTTATCGGCATTACATTTACAATTACTCCATCGGGTGCGTCATTTGCCGATGTTGGCGCATAATTTTATGATTTTTTAATGAAAAGACCTGCAGAAATGCGGGTCTTTTTTATTTTCAAGTATTTATAATAAATTATAATATGATGAAAAAAAATATATTTAGTTTTTTTGGTAAAAAAAATAAAGAACCTGTTGTATTCCCACCAGTTGATGAATCAGCAGAAATTTGTTCGATTGTTTTGTCGCCAGCACCGGAAGAAGAAATTTTAGAGGAAGAAAAACCTGTTGAATTACCACAAGCACCAAAGATTGATTGTGGCGGAGTATCTGGTGCTGATTTAAAAAGACAATTAAGGATGGGTAAAATATCCAAACATGATATGTATAAATTAACAAATCAAAAAAAATAAATTTGTTTTCAATAACCTAAGTATTTATAATAAACAAAAAAATAAAAAGTATACTTTAAACAATAGAAAAAATGGCAAATGAAATGATTAGGGGTGTCCCATTCGAATATGAACCAAAACGTGTAAACCGATTCTTCGCAGAATTTGCTGATGAATTAGGTATTGAAGTTTGGAAGGTTCAGAAATTTAAAAGACCTTCGATGAAAATAAATTCAGTTCCGATTCCATTCTTGAATGAACAAAACTATGTCGCAGGTAGATATACTTGGGATGCATTATCAGTAACGTTTATTGACCCAATCGGTCCGTCAACGTCACAGCAACTTATGGAGTGGGTTCGTTTACATGCTGAATCACTTACTGGTCGTATGGGTTACGCTGCAGGATATAAGAAGAATATTCTTTTGAAAGCACTTGATCCAACAGGTATCGAAGTTGAAAAATGGTTCTTAGAGCAATGTCAGATCGTATCGATTGACTTTGGTGAAGGTGACTACGGTAATGATGAGTTAACCAACATTACTGTTGAAATCCAGCCTTGGAGATGTATTCTTAACTTGTAATATTTACTTGATAAGAAAAGAAACTCGCATCAATGGTGCGAGTTTTTTATTTTTAGCCAAAACAGTGGGTGTAATGATAGTTTTGGCTGATTATGCTGCTAATTGTGCAATTCTGTTTTTAACAATACAATCGATATAATATTTTCTATCTTTTGTTTCAATAATTTGATAATTATCATTATTGTGTGAAAACCAGACGAGATATGATTTACCAAGTTTAATCGGAGTATTCTTTTCAATAATATATTTATACAATTCCAACTGTAATGAATATAATTCTAAATCACAATCTTCCAACATAAATAAATCATTAAGTAAATGTCTGCTTTTCATTTCAGATGTAAAATCCTTATTTGTCTTCCAATCCCAAATTTGAAATTCTTTCATCTTGATATTCCAAAACAGCATGTCAAGCATTCCGGCAATTAGCGATTCCCGGTCATAAATTATTAACTCAGTTCTTATTGGAATTAGTTTATTGCGAGAGTCTTTATGAAATTTATCAACATGTTTCTTTGTTATTTCATATTCCTTATGTACAGGATCAAATCCAAAGTTATCTAAGATAATTTGTTTTGGATATTCGTATTTTTTATTTAAAAACAGATTTTCAGCATAATCGTGGATGGCAGAACCTTTGATTGTTCCTTTCTCATTTATAAATTTCCATGCACGTAATATTTCTCTCTGACTTATATTGAATTGTTCGCCTTTATAGTTTGACCAATAATCTTCGTTAAATTCTTCTTGATATTGATGTATGATTGTTGTGACAGAAATTAATTCTTGTTTACCAATATAATATTTGTGAGGTTCATCATAAAATGTAATATCGTTAAATGACGTGAATAATTCACTTGGAATATCAAATGGTGTTTTTGTCATAAAGAGCAAAAGTACAAAAAAATTAATTAGTTACAATGTTTTTTTGTAAAATTCCTTCAAAGTTAATTTTCTCTAAATCATTGATTACGGCATTTTTGTCTGCTGGTAGATTTGAGTAACCATGAATATGTGCAATTATTGCGTTACGCATTATATTTAATGCTTCAACAAGTACGTCTGCTCTTGCAATTGGATGACCTTCTTCGAAAATCCTTGCTCTATCATCTGGTGTTAATCTTGCTGCTCTAAATTTTGGCTCACCCGAATGTGAAATTAAAGCAATTTTATCACTCATTATTACAGTGTTGCTGTAAAATGCTGATTTTTCATTCTCTTGTTCATAAACAAGACTTATTTGTGCAGGATTTTTTATGTTTAATTTTAAAACATCATCATTTTCATGTTTTCCGGCACGAATATGTACTTCGTTTATTCGTAAAATAACATCAGTATTAACTTTTCCGATAATTGCAACATCCGTTTTTAGCGGATAAATACCATCCGCATCAGGATATGTTGCTGGTGCAGGTTCTGGTGCTACCATTCCGGCATTTGTTGTTGAAAGTGCTGTAAATATCGAGTCAAAACCTATTTTATGTGGTTGGGATATAACGCTTCCAAGCCAGAATCTGCTTTTTTGTGGATATCTGACATCCTCAATAAAAACTCTAACCATTTCACCAATTTGTGGATAAATATGGAAAAATTTTGGCATTAATGGATAACACCAAGGAAGATCAGCATTTCCTGTTCTTGAATCCAAGTCAGGAATTTTTACTTTAATTTTCCCGCCATCAGTATCGTCATCAATTGAAATTACCTCACCATAGTATATTGTTCTGGTAACAAGAATCTCAGAACCTGCCTTCTTGTAGGGATCACTTGTTTGTATTATCGGTTTATCGAATGACATTATCGTTTATTTAATTCTTCAATCAATTCAATATAATTTTTTTCCAATGATGTTAATTCATCAAGTTTATTATTGATTATTCCTTCAAGTTCATCAACTTGATATGTGTGATCAATGATTTCTTGTTTTAAAACATCATGCATTGCTTTCATATCATTGATCATTTTTAATAATTCAGTTGGCGTATATCCTGATAAATTTTCCATTACTGTATAACTCCGTAACCTTTTGAATATGTTATTGTTGATCCAAATACTGAAACAGGACCTGTTGGTGAAATACCTGCTGCGGAAAGTGTGATTCCCGGTGGTATAGCCACACTAATAATGGCATCTTGTTGAAGTGCTTTAATAATTTCTTCAATTCGAATTCGTTCCATTATTTCGTCTGGACTTACCTGACCAGATGGTAAAACACCAACAGGCAATCCGGCTTCACCTTTTCTGGCAATGATACGTGATGCTATTTTTGTTGGCGATAATCCAGTTCTTCTTGGAACGCCAACTAATATTAATGGTGTTGGTATTGGTGGCGGACCGCCAATCGAAGAAAGTTTTAATACCTTATCAAAACCACTAATGACTACATTAATATCACCATAATCAAGTGCCATATTACTTAATTGCTTTTAGTTGTTTTACGCTAACCCATTTCCAACCAACAAACCATCTGGTCATTAATCTTCTGAACCAATTTGGTTTGGTGCATGTTGCGAGTTGAATACCATTGATGTCACCAGCATCAATAAGGTATGCTCCAACAAATTGCTTGTTTACTTTCTGATCTACTATCATCTTTTTATGTAATTAAATTTTTATTGTAAGGCTTTGAACAATTTCAACATATTGTTTTATTTTTTCTTCATATATTTTTTTTATTATTGGTTTTAACAGCACAATCAAATATCCGATAGCAAGGGTAAATATAAATTCAGATATCATTCTGATTAAATCTTGTATCATACACTGAATGAAGATTTTATAGTTTTTCATATCTTCCGTTATTTTTCCAATTACAGCAACGCCATCATTTTTTATTGCACTTGTTATTGCAAGTAATGTCCTAATTTGTGGTGCTGTTGTTATTGCTTCAATAAGTTTGACGGTAAATAACTTGATTAGTCTACTGAAAAATCCATCACGTATTGTTTGTCTGTTTTCAGCAGTTGCTTCTTGATTATCTTTTGTGCTTTCATTTATCGTACCTTCTATGGCATTTGCAACAACATAACTATCTGTCGATCCAGATATTGTTGAAATAAGGTCTGTCATTCCGCTAAATGGGAATTCAGCAGCCATTAAACCGCAACCCAAATCATAGTAAACGACACCATCTACCAGTTGTTTGGCTTTTTCTAACAACTCATCAAAATCAGATTGATTTATTACAAACGAATCATTACCTTCCATTAATTGCTCAATTAATTTTTGGACTTGTAATTCTTCGTATGTTTGTTCAACGCTTTTATTTAGTTTCTTTGATATTGTGCCGTATATGCTGTCCATAACTTTCGATACGAATTCTTTTTTGTCAATAATAACAGCATCATCAATATAACTACCAAGCCATTCACCCACTGTTGGTACTGGACTAACTGCAATTTTTGGTTTAAAGGTAAAACTATCTAAATTTATATCATAATTGATATATAGATTGTTGTAAGCAACATCAGTTCCGGGATTTGCTATGGCATCATGTGCACTTCTATTATATGAGTTTTGTACTCCATATAATAAATTACCTGTTTCACTATCTGGTGGAATTGGTAATTGCATTGCATAATCAATACTTTTTGCCTGTACTGTGATTCCAGAACTAAATTGTGTTGTGTCTATTGATTTGCCGGAATCGTATTGTATTAATTGTTTTTTTAGAAATTCTTTTGCATCATCTTCAGCACCATCAAGAAAGGTTGTTAATAATTCACCTACTTGTTGTTTTATTGCTTCCGAACCTGCAATGGTTTTTAGAGCATCAAGCAAAAAAGCAATCACATCATCCTTATTATTGATTGAGGAAAATGTGTTTTGAACTCTGGATTTCAATTGCTTACCCTGTTCGGCAATTGATTTTTGCATTGACGTAAATGCTCCAATTTTGTCAAAAATATCTTGTTTTTTGTCTAATAGACTCATTAATTATTATCTCTTCTTTCCTGATCTTTTTTATCTAATTCTTTTTGAACCATACTTAATAGTTCACTTCTTCTGTCAGCAGAAACACTTTCTTTATCAGTGTTTGTTTTTACTTCACCGTTGCCAGTTTTGTTATCAAATACAACTTCTTTTAAATATCTAAGAAGCATGATTTTCTGATCTTGGTTTTTTGCTTCGGCTGAGATAAGTTTAACTATCTGATCACCAATTGCCTGAATTTCACCACCTTCTTTTACTTTTAATTCCCATTTAGTAAAAAGTCTGGCAATTTTTGCTTTAATATTATGACTTTCATCATATATTTCCTGAAGAAGTTTATTCACACTATCTTCATCGAATTTTAGTTGTCTTCTTGTTGGTCTTGGCATTTTTATAGTTTTAGTACTTATAAATACACATTAATTTATTTTACGTTAATCATCAAAATAGCCTGATTTTTCAACGAAATAGATTTCTTTGAATGGTTTTATTGCAATCCTTATTTCTTTTGTTGACAAACCAGTTTGTTCTTTTAGAAACAACAAAATTTTATTCTTTTGAAACTTATTAGTTATTCTTTTATTGTATTTTCCTTCCGGGGTATTTTCCATGAATAAAATGTGCCAATTTTTCAAAACATTAATTATTGCATCACCAACAACCACTTCATTTTTTTTCATTACGGGATCATCATCAATTTTTGTTTCTATTTTTTTTACAACACAATTAATTAATTCTTCAAGTCGATTTTGACTTTCAGTTTCTATTTCATAGGAATATTCGATACTTTCATTAATTTCATCAATATAATCATCAAACGATAAATTAATTTTTTTCTCAGTATAACTTTTTTTACTGTGATCCTTATAATAATTCCTAATAATTGTTTGACAGTAACTAAACGCTTTAGTTTTATTCCCGGATTTAGTTATTTTATTCGGATTAAACCTGACCATGTGCTCAATTAAATGAGTCAACGCATTTGCTTCAACTTCATCCATTTCGTAGTTTCCGATATGTATCGGATAACGTCTTAAAATGGATTGTATCATTTTTCTGAAAGGTTCGATCAGGATTTGATTATAAATTCTATTTTTTTCTTCCTGTGATGTAGAATTTATATAATCAATAACAGCCTGTTCTTCTTTTTCTGCAAAATATGGCACATTATTTTTATTTACTTTCATCTAAGCATAACATCAACAATTCAAGTTATTTTTGTTCAACTTTGAGTTGCGACATATCAATTTCCCTGTCACCAGTAAAATTTGATTCTCTCTGTGCAACTTCAAACCAGAATTTTCTTTCGTTTATCGGCATCTCTTTAACTAAGGTGTCCGATAAACTTCCTTCTCTTATTGCTAAATGTCTATATCCTATTTTTGGAATTGAAAATATCTTGCATGCATTATTTAATGCTCTGAGTATGAATTCATACATGAAACTCAACTTAATATTTGCTTTATATCCACCAAGATTTTCAAATTCCGCTTTCTTAATTACAGCACCTGATAGTTTAAAATCTGTATATTGTTTCATGATGTTAAGGTTTAAATAACCTATCTCACCATTCTCACCCACAAACTGTTGTGCCCATACTGATTCGTTAGTTAACTTAATACCAACATTCTTATCATTGGCTTCGATCATCATTGTTAAGAAAATATCGATTTCTGGATATGCCTTGATATATTTATCGACAATTCTAAAAAACGTTAAACTGTATTCATCATCGAATTCAAGTACCGAGAAATATTCGGTAGTTATTGATTTAACAGCAAGATTTACTTGTGATTGATAGTCTGTTTTACCTTCATTTTTTATGAAGGAAATGTTTGGATGTGTTTCTGCTGAAATTTTAGGTATTAAAACTTTTAAAACATCATCTGGTGCTACAATAACTACTGTTGGTAGTTCTTCTATACCTTCTTGTTTTGCAATTGATTCAACCGCTTTATCTAAATAAGAAGATAATGCATCATTATATTCATGAACTGGAATTATTACTGATATATTCATTTTTTTATACTTTTTTAATTTAAAATTATTTTTGTTCAACTGCTGGAACAATAAGTGCTTCCTCAAGTAGTTTAATTCTTCTATCAATAAATTCCTGATAGATTTCAGTGAGTCTTTTTTCAGAATCAGCCTGATTGTATTTTGATGCAATCTTTTCCATTGCTTCATATAATTCAGGTGAAATGCTGTCATCCAAGAATTTAACAAGTGCTTCACCAATCAACATTGGAAGATCATAAAAACTATCTGTCCATAAACCAGCACCATCGGCAGTTTTCACTGCAACACCCTTCTCATCTCTTTCAAGTAAGTATTCCGGCATAACATCAGGTTTTAAACAAATTGGAACTACTCCTGATTTCATGCATTCAAGTGGAAATGTTCCGAAACTTGAAATTCTGTCAACCCACACTGCAGCAAAATTACCTTGCAATCTTTTTGCGAAGTCAATTCTTCTCATTGCTTGTGGTGGTTTGCTCTTTGTAAGCATTGGGTCAAATGTTACCCAACTATATTGTGGATATTTACTGAAAAACAATTTAACAAGTTTTGAAATTTCGTTTGGATTTCTGCCAACGATTGATATTACTGGTTTTTGCGGTACTTTTGACTTCTCAAAATATTCAGGAATTCCGATATTGTAAGTCTTGATGTTGAATTTCTTACCATAATACATCTCAACCATTTCTTTAAGTACATCAGATGTCGTAACGATGTCACGAATACCAAATGATGACCAATCCGTTCCCGGTACTAATGAGTTAACCATATAATCAATGGACTGAAGTAATCCTATTCGTAGACATGGTAATTTTTTTGTTTGCTCCATAATGTTTGAATAGATTTCTGGTATTATCATTACATCATCAATACTTACGGTTAGTTTTGGATCGGACATTGCCATAAACTTGTGGTTTACCAATTCTTTTTCAATCCATGTTGGTGCTGTATAATCGGGTTTTTCAACCATTATTGTAACATCAAATCCCATATTTTTCACAACTGTTGCATGAAAAAATATTTCATATATGCTTGCTACTGGATTTTGAGATTCCGGTACACAGAAAATGAATTTTGATTTTTTGCTATTTAGTCTTTCCAAAGATGCTTTGATCTTTTCTATTTTTTCTTGTTCAGCCTTTTGTGCTTCTTCACTTAAATTAACTGTACTCATTTTTTATTTGTTTTTATATTTAATTATTTTTTCAAATTCTTTATTGTCAATCAGGTCATTGATTTGTAATATTTCTAATGAACCTGCTTTTATATCTTCATTATAGGGACGTTTAACCTTAATCAATTTTCTTCCCCAAGGTGTACCAATTTTTAGAAGTTCAGGATCGGATGTGATTAGAATATCAACATCATCCCACATCTGGTGTGATTCTTCAACAAATTTATATTTCTTGAATCTGCTGGTTATTTTACTTAAAAAGAATAATGTTGGTGGAATCGTAAAGATGTTTTCAACCGACATTATGGTAAAATCAATATAATTCCAATACTTATATAAGAAATTTTTAAGATGTAAATCCATTCCTTTATACATCATGGTTGCTGACCCGAAAATTTCAAATGCGAAATCTTCATACATGAATCGATCATACACATCACGGGCGGTCAATTCAATTTCTTTTTCTTTTTTAAATATAAATGCATCAGCATCTACTTCACCTGTTTTTTCTTCGGGCAGATAATGAACCGGATTAATATTATCAGGCATATCTTCAGGTTCTTTTAGTTCTTTAATTTTTTCAACAGTATCTTTCCATTGATAGTGTTTAAAAAAATCATAAACATATGGATGTTCTTTTGGAACACCTTCTTCACCGAACTCTTGCACGTAAAATCTATCAAATTGAAGCCATCTTGCCCTCAGAACTTCATTGATATCAATTCCTACTCGTATTTTCTTATGCATTTTTTTCTTTTTTTATTTCTTCCAACTGAAAGTGAAGTTCTTCGTGTAATTTTTTCATCAATTCAGTATGCTGATCAATCAATTCTTTTTTTGTTATGTATTTTGGATCAATACACTCTACTCTTGTTTCCATTGATTGTGTTGGAATAATAATAATTTCACCCTGAAATGTTTCTGGTGTTATTCTTTCTGTTATTTTCTTAATAAAATCTACGATATCTTCTGAGCGTACACCAGCAACGCCAACATAAAAGACTAATAATTTTTTTTCCATAAACCTTTACTTTAGATAATTGTGTATATTAAAATTATAATTAACTACATATACTAATACGTATTTAAATTAAAAATCTTGAATTAGTACAAAATTTTTTTTACAGTATTTATCAAAAAACAATAATAAAGTATAAAAATTTATAAAAATGGAAAACGAAAGTCATGTACCACAAAAAGAATCAATTTCTGAAGTATTAAAAAAATACAAGCAGGGAACTGGTAAGGATGTTATTGCCGATGAAAAACAAATGGCAACCCCAACATCAATTCCAAAACCACCAGTAATGAGTCCAGAGGATTATTCGAAAATGATGTCAAAGGAAACTGATCCTGATTTAATGACTTCATATGAAATTGTTAAATTACCATCAAAAGGTGTTTTTTATTCACACAAACTTTCTGAAGTTGCTGTTGAATATATGACATCAAAAGATGAGGATTTAATAACAACACCATCTTTGATTGATAGCGGTGAACTTTTAAACATGTTGTTAAAAAGAAAAATTAAAACTCCGGGAATTAAACCAGATGAATTATTGGCTGGTGACAGGAATGCAATTATTCTTTTCTTACGTACTTCAAGTTATGGTGCAGATTATTCAGTACAAGTTACTGATCCACGTAATGGTATAACCTTCCCGGCAAAAGTTGATCTGCTTCAGTTAAAATATAAGGAATTAACTGAAATGCCGGATGAAAATGGTCATTTTAGAGTTGAAATACCTATGCGTAAGAAGATTGTTACCTTCAGACTTTTAACATCTGGTGAAGATGCAACAATATTTAAAAAGGCAGAAGCAATAAAAGAAGCATATGGAAATGACGTAAGTGATTATCCAACATTAAAATTAAAAGCACATGTTATTGCTATTAATGAAAAGACTGACAGATCATATATTGATAAATTTATTGATGCTATGCCAGCATTAGATGCACTTACAATTCGCAGAAAAGTTATGGCAGTAAGTCCTGATGTTGATATGAAATATGAATTTACAACCAAAGACGGATATAAATTTGAGGCATTTTTAACGCTCGGCTTAGATTTTTTTTTCCCAAGCACTTAGCGGGTGATTATAAAAAAATGGTTAATGAAGAAATCTACGTCTTAACCAAACACGCTAAGTTTCAGGCAGATTATGTAGAAAATATACCTGTATATAAAAGACGACATTTTTTATATCTTTTACAAAAAGAGAATGAAGAAATCGAAAATATGATTGAAAAAGAAAGAAATAAAAGTAATGTAAGACCAAGACGATAAAAATCTTGGTCTTTTGTATTTATATAAAATGTAATCCTAAATCATGGCTGAAGATAATAATAAAAGATTAGAATTTATTCGTGCTCTTAAAAAAGAGCAAGATGATTTAAGAAATTCAGTAATTGCAACTTCTGATGTTGATGAGAAGAGAAGACTTATCGAACAACTTCATTATAATCTATTATTGCAGTCTAATGAACAGCAGCAAATTCGTTTGGAACTCGTACAACAAACATTAGATTTAACTGAAGCAGAAAAAAAGGAAGTATTAGGAATTGTTGAAGCCGAAAAAGAATATAATAATCAGTTACAAAAAGCCGTTGATAAGAGACAAAAAGCAGTTGATGCTGCAAGAGGATTGGTTGGATTTTTAAAACAGGGTTGGGATTATTTACAGCAATCAGATAAAGTAATTCGTCAAACTATTCTTAATCTTGGAATGTCCGGTCAAAAAGCCGAAATGATGCGTGCATCATTTGAACAATCACTTGGTTATGTTACAAGATTAGGCGGTACTATTGAAGATGTTCAGGGAATAATGACCGGATATGCTGAAGAAACTGGCAGGGCACGTGTTTTATCAGCAGAAATGGTTAAAGATATTACCGAAATTGGTAAAGGTACTGGACTTGGTATTGAACAGGCAACAAGACTTGGTGCTCAATTTGAAATAATGGGTTTTGATGCAAGAACAACAAACGAATATGTTCAGGGTGTTGTTGATACAACCGAAAGAATGGGTGTAAACACAACAAAAGTTTTAAAAAGCGTAAATGATAATTTCAAGAAATTAAACACATATACATTCCAGCAAGGCGTTAAGGGTTTTGCACAAATGGCAGCATATGCTGAAAAGTTCAGGGTTGATATAGGTCAGGCACTTAATGCTGCTGATGTTTCAAGAACACTTGAAGGTGCAATTGACTTAGCAGCAAACTTACAAATAATGGGTGGTGAATTTGCTAAAACTGATCCATTTGAAATGTTATTCCTTTCTCGTAATGACCCTGCTAAATTTACTGAGAAAATTACCGAAATGACTAAAGGTGTTGTAACCTTTAGAAAAATGGCAGATGGATCATTTGAAAAATTCATAAGTCCGGCTGACCGTGACAGGCTTGCTGCTGTTGCAAAATCTTTAGGTATGGAAGCCAGTGCATTAACCGAAATGGCTGAAAGACAGGCAGATATTCAAAAAATGCGTCAGCAAATGGCTGGTATGGGTTTAAGTACAAAAGAAAAAGAAATTCTTGAGGGTGCTGCAATCTTTAATAAGGAAAACGGAAGATTTGAGGTTCAACTTGGTGGTCAAATGAGAGATATTGCCACATTAACAAAAGAACAGGCAAACTCATTTGCAAAAGAACAGGTATTGCTTAAAGACAGGGCAAAACAAGCAATGACATTTGATGAAACATTTAAAGCAACAATAAATTTATTAAAAGCATCACTTTTACCAATTTTAAAAGCAGTAAATGGTCTGTTAATAAAAGTACAACCACTTGTAGATAAACTTCTTAAATTTGTTAGTGGTTCTGGCGGTTGGGCAAAAGCGTTTGGAATTTTAGTTGTTGCTGCTGGTGCATGGAAAACAGCATCATTTTTAATAAATAAAGCAACTGATAATTGGGTTAAAACTGGTTCTGTTATGGCAAAACAGACTGGTGCACCAACAACAAAGTTCGGTACATTTATGCGTGGTAGTACTACTGCTACAGAAACAACAGGTGGTGCAGCAAAAGGAATTAGTGGAAAAGCAATGGCTGGTGTTGGTGCTGGTGTTGGTGCTGCTGCTTTAGGTGTTGGTGCTGGTATTGGTGCTGCTGCTGCAGGTATTAGTTTACTTGCAAAAGCAATGAGTGGTTTGGATAAAGATCAGGCAGAGGTATTAAAAAGTATTGTTAATACAATTGGTTTATTTGTTGGAATTGGTGCTGTCGCTGCTGGTGTTATGATGATATTCAGTACGGCTGCAGCAGCAGCAGCACCGGGTTTATATGCATTTGGTGGTGCTATTGCATTAGTGGGTGCAGGTGTTGGTATTGCTGCTGCAGGTATTGGTGTTATGGGAATGGGACTTGCTAAACTTGTAACAGCAAGTAAAGATGCTGGTAAAGATATGCCAATTGTTGCTAAAGGTATTGTTGATATTGCTGCAGCAATGGCTACTGCAGGATTAACATTAGGTGGTGGTATTGGAATGGCAATCGCTGTAAATGCAATTGGAAAAAGTGCATTTAATATTAGTAAAGTAAGTACATCATTAGCATCAATAAAAACATCATTATCAGGTGGTAAGGAAGATTTTATTGCAGTAAAAGAAGCAATAGAAAGCATTTCAAAAATGAATGTTAGGGGTGGTGGTGCTTTAGCCGATCTTGCAAATATGATGAGAAAACCATTAAAAGTTGAGTTTGCTGATAAGAAGTTGGCAATGGTAAGTGATATAACATTAAATATTGACGGTGATAAATTCATGAGAAAGGTTGTTAAAATACCCGCATTTGTTCAAAAACAATATGATTTTAAAACCAAAGGTGTTTCATAAATTTATCAACAAAATGCTTTGATTCTTTCAACAAAATAACTAATTTTGTAAAAATCCTTGTTTTTCTCGCTGAAAACCATTAATGTTGCACTGCAACTTTTATTTCCACATGAAGTGTAAAAAAAGAATTGACAGTTACAACCCAAAAATTCAAATAAAAAATTATTTAAATTTTTTAATTTTTAATAGGCAGGGAGTATGTGCAAAATTGCACAATGTTTGGGGTTTTGCACACTTTTTAAATTTCCAAAAATGAATAAAAGAATTCAAATTGTTCTTGGATATTATCCAAAAAATACTGGTGTTACGTCAAAACTCTTGGATCAAATCAATAGATTGTTGGATGAAAAAGGATATGAAAATGCTTATGGAATATATATTCTCAAATCGGGTTTAAGAAATCCTTATAAGAGAATAACTTTTAAAAATGCCCAAAAGTTAATTCTTGCTCTCAATGAAAATAAACCAATTACTTTTGTTGAAAAATCTTAAAAAATAAAGTTCACTCCAATCAGGGTAAGAAATAATATTATTATTATCCCAAAGCGTTGGCACAGATTTCGGCAAGGTAAAATTATGTCATTTAAATTTATTATGCAAGTATTTATAAAAAATAATATTAAATGGCATTAGGAACACTTACTGCTGGTATGACCAGATCAAGATTATTAACGAATTCTCAGGAATTTAGAGATAAACTTGTACCACGTAATTTATATAATATTGAGAATGAATATAATATTGAGAACACTGCTACGGTTAATCAAATCGTAAATTCTGTTAATAGTATTATCGGTATTATTGCTCCATTTAAATCATTTAATTTAAAAAACACTGTTTTTGGTAGATTAATAACTTATCCCACACCACTTACTGAAATTGGATTGATTATGTTGGGTAAGCAATTTGCATATAATGCAGCATCACATCTTGCCCAACAAACATTTCCGGTTATAAAACTTTCAAACTTATTCGATGGTAATAAAGACACTAAAGTTTTTACAAATAAAATTGATTTGCATATTACCAGAAATGAGGATGATACGACATTTGAAAACTTTATTGATAAAATATGGTATAAAAACGTATCAAAAGATTATCCATTTAATAAAGATGCTGATAATGCTGAGTATATTAGAAACACTGGCGTTGGTCAATTATCATTTTTATATCAATCAATAAATCAAAACGTTTATAAATCAAACGAAAGAGTTTTTATCCAATATGGTGACATTGCTGATAAATCAGTAAAACCACAAAGCACAATAATTAATTATGGTATAAAAAGATATTTCAATTTTGATGTTGACAGTCTTTATCCGTATATCAATTATCACCCAAGATTTGCAGCAGTTATTGATGCAAATAATGAAATGATTGATTCAAGAAAATTTTTACCAAATGATATTCAGGGATATGCACCAAGTGGCGATTATATTAGAGAAAATTTTGGTAGATCAAATAAATCACCTGTTTATACTGCTGGAATAAAAGGTTCAAATAACGAATGGATTGATCCTGAAACTGAATTCAGTAATGATAATATTAGAAATAAATTAGTCTGGGGTAGAGATGGTGTATTACCTGTTGCAAATAAGGAATTAGCACAACTTCATGGTGACACTGAAGAAGAAATAAATAATCTCGCAAGTCAGGAATCTATTGATAGTTTCAACATAAGAACCGGATTGTTGGAATATACAAGAAACTTATTAAATGCTACGGAAGGAACAGCAGTTGATATAACAAGAAAAGCATTTAAAATGGGCGATAAACTTGTTGGTTTTAATGGATCGGGATTATGGAGAGCAAACGGAAGCACATATGCATTAAGAAGTGGAACAGCATGGAAGCAAGGTATTCGTCAACATTCAGTGGTTGACCAATATGACAGGTTTACGAAAGCAATTAGGTTTAATGGTAACTATGTTTATGGTGGCAATCCAAATTCTGTTATTTATAAAACAGTAATGCCAAGAATACATCCAACAATGGATGAAGGGGGTAAAATTGATAATAAAAATTTAATGTTTTCGATTGAAAATCTTGCTGTTGGTGTTATAAGCAAAGGTGATTATGGGATTATGGATGATGAATACGGTTCACCACTTCCATTGAGTGAGGTTGGTCCGTTTAATGGTCGCATAATGTGGTTTCCACCATATAATATTGAGATTGTTGAAACATCAAGTGCTAAATTTGAATCAACAGTTATGGTTGGTAGAAACGAACCAATGTATAACTACCAGAACTCAGAAAGAAGTGGAACAATTTCATTTACTTTGCTTGTTGATTATCCACCACAATTAAGAAATTATAGGAATAGTAAAACACCACATAAAGATATTGCAGAATTTTTTCAATTTGGTGGTGATCCTATTCCAGTTCCGGTACTTATTGAAGAAATTGAAAGCAAAATACCGCCATTAGATGATGAGATTGAAATAATCAAAACTCCCGGAAAACCTGCTGAACCAGAAATTAAACCACCTTCAGATATAAAAATGGTATTTCCTAATGATTATCCGACTGATCCAAATAATCCTAAGACTGATCCAAAATATAGTAATCCTAACACTATTTTTGATATAATGTATAAGGAAATGCATTATGAAATAACAAAGAAAGTTGAATCAATGGGTGGTGGTTATGACGGTTTAAACCAAAATATTTATTATATTAGTGGTTTAACACAGGTCGCAGGTACTGATGAATATATTTTAATACCAGAATCAGCACCAACACAATATAATCAACCCGGAATTGTTGACCAGTTTGGACAAGACTGTTTTTTAAATAAAGTCCTTAAAGATTTTTATGGTAATGAAGACGCAAGATATCTTTGGGATGTTGTGATTCACGGTGCTGCATCTAAATTATATACAGAAAAAATTACAACAGATACTGAAAAGGGTTCTGCATATAATGAAAAACTTGGAAAAAGAAGAGCCGAAGCAGCAAAAGCGTTGGTTGAAGCAAGATTAAAAGCGATTTTCCAACAAGATGTTAAAACATTAGGCATTACTGTCAGAACTGATGGTGGTAGATATGGTAATGGTACTGAAGGTGATTATTTTGCTGATCCAAAAAATGGAACTGCAGCAGCAATTCCATCTGCAACAACTAAAAATGAGAGATACGCTATTATTCATTTCCAAAGAAATAGTAATGTTCCAAAAGCAAAAGAAAAAGTTTTAACTGCGGAAGAAAAAGAAACAATTAAAATAAAGGGAGAAGAAAAAGATGCATTATTAACAAAATTATCTTTATTAAAACGTCAGGCATCAAATAATTTGTATAACGAAAGAACAGCAGCAATGACAACTGCTGGCGGAAAAGATACAGGAATATTGAGTGATTTTAAATCAGTTAATGGCGATTACTTTTACCCGATATTTCACACACAAACACCTGAAGATTTTCATCGCAGATTAACGTTCTTGCAACAATGTTTAAGACAGGGTTCTGCAAAAAGATTCAGTGTTCCTAATGATAATGGTGATATGAGAGCCAGAAACTCTGTTTTTGGTCGCCAGCCAATTTGTATATTAAGGATCGGTGACTTTTTCTATACGAAAATTATTATTGAATCACTTAATATTGATTATAACGATACAACTTGGGATATGAACCCTGAAGGTTTTGGTATGCAACCAATGATGGCAAAAATAACACTAAATGTTAAGATAATGGGTGGTCAGTCGTTGAAAGGACCTATCGATGCACTTCAAAATGCAGTATCATTTAATTATTATGCCAATTCAACATTTAGCAGTGATGATATTTATGCTTTACCATCAAGAGTTGCTGATAATCAGGAAAGTTATATGAAAGGTGTACTACAGTCAAAACAGAAAGAAATGACTAAAAAATATGGTACAATGGTTGGAAATAATATAATGAGTGCAATGAATTCAATGTTTAAATTAATATAACAATGCCACATCCAGACTATAATAGATATTCGATATTAAGAAACAGTGATGGTACAACTGATAATATGCCGTTTGTTAATTTACCAGTAAATGCAAGTGATAAATATGAGTATTGGAATGTAAATTACAGCAGACTTGATAAATTAGCATTGAAATATTATGGCAATCCGTTTTACGATTTCCTGATCTTATATGCTAATCCGAAGTATGTAAATGAATTTGATATATTGGATAATGAACTTATCAGAATACCATTTCCGCTTCAAAAAGCAAAGTCAGATTACGAGGCAGCATTAAATGCACAAAAAAAACAATAATCCTTGACATTTTAGTTTTCATTCGTTAAATTTGTAACTTATTATTTTAATGCATGAAAAATAATGTTGTTATTGTATTTTCATCTCATTTATCTGAAGTTGAAAATCAGAATTTTATCAAACATATTGATGACACAATCGGTGTAAAACATAAAACGATTTGTTATCCTAATTTCAATCAGTTTTCATTACCTCAAATCTATAATGACGCAATAAAAAACCATTATGAAAAAGATTGTGTTTTTGTGATGTGTCATAACGATATTATCATCAAAACAAAAAATTGGGGAAAAATACTGCTTGGTCATTTTAATCATACCAGTTATACTATTGTTGGTGTTGCCGGGAGTACATTTATTCCTGAAACCGGAATGTGGTGGGGCGATAGAAGTAAAATGTACGGTATCGTTGAACACACAAACGGAATCAGCACGTGGGTAAATGAATATTCAAATTCGTTTAATGGCATTCAGCCGACATTAATGATTGATGGCTTGTTTATGACATTTGATCCAGATAAAACAGAACATAACTTCAATGAAAATTACGGATTATTCCATTTTTATGATGTTCCGTTCTGTGTTGATAATTATTTGGATGGTTGTGATGTTGGTGTAACAACATCAATAAGAATTTTACATAAGTCAATCGGACAAACTGATCCTAATTGGGAAGCAAATCGAAAGAAATTCACTGAAAACTATAAACTTCCAATGAGATATGTATCTGAGGATAAATTAAAAGTTCTTATTTGTTGTCAGTTTTTTAAAAATTATACTGGATCGGAAGTATCGAATTATGAACTTTCAAAAGAACTTGTTAAACTTGGATGCGATGTGTCAATAATATCTACCGTAATTGGTGAACCATTATTAAGTAAAGCACAAAAAAATGGCGTTAAAGTTTATTCACATCAAAGACCGCCAAATTATGTTATTGATAAGGATGGTAAGTATCAGTTTTATAAAAACGAAAAAGAATTTGATATAATTCATATTAATCATAAGCCAATTGGTGAGTTAGTATTACAATTATATCCAAACACTCCTGCTGTTATGCACGTGAGAAGCGAAGTTATCCCAACATTTGAAGAACCAATAATTAATCCAGTAATAAAGCGATACATTTCAATCAGGGAGTCAATTACGGACTATATAAAGACATTTGGTGTATCTGGTGATAAGATTGTACTGATTGATAATCCATTTGATCCTAAACGATTTAATATGGCATACAAGCCAGTTAATAATGAAAAAGAGATTGTGTTATTTATTGGCACTCTTGATTATTTAAGAAAAAATATTTTGCTTGATCTCATTGAAATGACAAAACAAAATAATCAGGAACTTTGGGTTATTGGTGCAAATAATGGTGTTTATGCCGATCAATTAAGAGGCAATCATGTAAAATATCTGGGTGTAAAGTCAAATGTCGAAGACTTCATAAAGAAATGTAATTATACTGCAGGTATTTTTAAAGGCAGAACAACAATAGAAGGTTTTTTATGCGGAAAACCGGGTTGGATTTACACTGTGGATAAATCTGGAAACATTCTTAGTAAGACATTACAAGATGTTCCAACCGATATTGAGAAATATAGAAGTGACATTTCTGCCGGGAAAGTATTTAATTTATACGATGAGGTTATTAGTGAAAGTTGGACATGAAAAGACATAGATTAAATAAAAAAGAGGTAATAAGAAAAAAAATTGAATTACGTCACAGTAAACTAATCTTTATTGAAAAAGGTCAAAAAGATCAGGAAGTTGTTTTAAAAAAAACGGCTGTTATTACCAATAAGCCAATGAAAGAAAGAGATTATTTGAGAATTTATGGTAAACCAAATATACATCGGTTAATAGAGAATGCACTTGATCTTTCTGAGAAAAAGATACCAATATCAATTATTATTACGGCATATCAAACTCAGAACTTTATTGAAGAGTGCTTAGATTCAATTGAAAATCAAACTTATTTTAACAATAATAATAACTATGAAGTATTGGTTGGTATTGATGGTTGTCAGGAAACATTAGAAAAAGTAAAACAAATTGCACATAAATATAGAAATCTGTCTGTTTATATGATGGAGTCCAATAAAGGCACATATATAACAACAAATACATTATTGGATTTAGTTAAATATGATAATATTCTTCGTTTTGACAGTGATGATGTAATGATGCCTGAAATGATAAATGAGATTATGAATCAGGCAAATGATTTTGATATTATAAAATTTGGTTTTTATGATTTCACAAACAATATAAATAACGTTTCAAGAAATTCAATGCCTGTTGCATTGGGTGCAATATTTGCAAAAAAATCTATTTTTGAAAAAGCCGGGGGATATCAACCTTGGATTTGTAGTGCAGACAGAGAATTTTTATTGAGAATGAAAAAGCATGCAATGTTTGGAACGATTGAGAAGCCAATATTTTATAGAAGAGTACATTCTGGTAGTTTAGCAAAAAGAATTGATATTAAAACTCGAAATAAAATAAGAAGAGAATATAATGGCTTAATCGTACATTATCAAAATGTTGAAAATATTAAAATAAATAAAATTGTTAATAAATATACTACAATAAAATTAACAACCGAAATAGATTTATCGAATTGTGGTATTATGTTAATTTCATTTGGAATTGATTACGATTCAATTGCACCGTTCTGTGCTTCTTCAATTAGAGAATTTTCAAGTTTACCAATATTGGTACACACAAATTTGCCTGATTTTGTTAGAAATGAAAAGTGGAATAATATTAGTAATGTTGAATTTGTTTTTCACAATTTACAAGATGATGATAATAGAATTATAAAAACGCAATTATCAAAACACACTAAATTTAAAAAAACATTATATATTGATATTGATTCAAAAGTATTATCCAAAGATTTTATTAAACCATTTTCATATTTACATGAATTTGATATAGTATCACCTGCTTGGAAAACATATAAAATTGAAGAAATTCAAAAATTGGCAATTAATCATAATAAATTCAAAAAATTTTTTAAAATATGCCAAATGTTTAATATTGAAAAAGAAACATTTATTGGTGGTGGTGTTTGTTATTTCAATAAAAATGAAAAAACTGATTTATTTTTTGATACATTTCATAAATTATGGAAAGAAACGGGTGGAATTGAAGACATGCCGGGATTGAATGGTGCTTATTTTTCAAATAAAAATATTGTTAAATTATTGAATAATAAAGAATATAATAATTACAATTCGTTGATCATTATGTCATATCATGACGCATCAAAAAAATATGAAAATTTAGAAAATTTTATTAGAAAAAGATATGACGATAAAACCGACAATTGGATGTTTTGTAAACAAGGTGAAAATTTTCATTTTAAAAAACCGAGAGTGTGTTTTATTTATGATGTTATGAATTGGGCGTTTTATATTATGTCATTTAACATAAAAAAATATTTAAATATTTATTATGATATTGATATTATAAGATATGATATGCTACTTAATGATAATGATTATGATTGTATAATTGCATTTTCACCTAAAGTATTACCAATTATCAATAGTAAAAAAATAATCTGTGGAATATCGTCCATGAAATCGGAGAAAAATATTATTTTATTGGAAAATTTTGAATTCGTATTTGCAAATAATATTGATCTATTTAATAAAATAAAAAATAAAAATAAATATTATTTAATGAATGGAGTAAATATTGATTTTTATAAAAAAGAAAACATTAAAAAAAATGATTCATTATTTAGAATAGGGTTTGTTGGAAGCAAGAAATGGGAAAATCATAAAGGAGTGTCAAGAATTGTCGAAATATGTCAAAATGATTTAATAAAAAATAATATAATAAATTCATCATTGATTATTGATACAAATCATGACAAAATATTATCACAATCAGAAATGAAAAAATATTATAATAGTATTGATGTTTTTATAATAAGTTCTATTTCAGAAACAGGACCAAATACGTTATTAGAATCAATGGCATGTGGTATTCCTGTAATTGCTAATGATGTTGGATTAGTTTCATTAATAATTAAAAATAATATTAATGGTTTTATTGTTGATAATTATGCAAATATTAATTCATATGTGAGTTGTATAAAGAAATTAATCGATGATAAAGAACTGTATAAAAATATGTCATTAAATGCAAGCAAAGATATTCAGAAATGGGGATGGAATGATATGTCAAAAGGATTTAAAAAAATGATAGATGATTTTTTAATAAAAAAATAATAGAATGATAAAATTAAATGAAGAAACGAGGAAATTTTGCAAACTACAAAGAACTGGTTATGGACAGTCATTAACTGACGAAGAATTTGATTTTGCATATAATAAACACATATCTAATGATATTGAAATTATTAAAGATTTTATTAATAATAATCAAAATTTAAATATTTGTGATATTGGTTGTGGTGTTGGTGCTGTTGATATTTTATTATATAAGAATTTTAATATAAAAAATATGACATTAATTGATAAAAACGGTCAGTCAGATAAAATTTATTATGGTTTTAAAAAAGAAGCCTCCTATTATAATGAATTTGAATTAACGAAGAATTTATTGATCGAAAATGATATTCCAATTAATATAGTTAAATTCATTAATGTTAATAAAGACAAATTACCCTTTAATGAAAAATATGATGTTATTATCTCTTTTTTTTCGTTATCATTTCATTATCCATATTCAACATATTCTGATTTTATTGAAAAAACACTTAAATCTGATGGATTTTTAATATTAGATGTTAGGGATAATACAAATGAAATTAAAAATATATTATTGAATAATTTTAAAAAATGTAAACTTATTAGGCAGGACACAACCTGTAAAAGATTAATTTTTTACAAATGATCATAGAAATTGGGACATCTGATTTTAATACGTTGGCAGGAATTGAGCCGGGTATATTTATAGAGCCTGTAAAATATTATTTTGACAGACTTCCAAATAATTGTATTAAAGAAAATGTTGCAATTTCCAATTATGAAGGATTTGCGAAAATGTATTATGTTACTGAAAAGATAATAAAAAAATATAATGCACCAAATTGGTTAAGAGGTTGTTGTTCTATGTATGATTATCATCCAAGACTTTTACAGTATTTTAAAAGGGAAGATATTATAATAGATATTGTAAAAGTAACAAAAATTAAAAAAATTATTGAAAAATATAACATTAATTTTATTGATTTTCTAAAAATTGACACTGAAGGTCATGATGCAATTATATTAAATAATTTTTTTGATGAAGTTGATATAGTACCCAATAGAATTCAATTTGAAAATAATATCTTATCTAATTCTACAGAAATTGAAAGTTTGGTTAGAAGATTAGAATTAAAAGAATATAAAATAGAATATATACACAATAATATTATTGCCGTTTTATGAAAAAAATATTTAGTCTTAATATTATTTCATCAAGGGAAAGTAATTTGAAAATAATACTTCCAAACATTTTAGATCAATGTGATTTATTATATGTTAATCTTATAGGATTTAATAAAATTCCAGATATATTATTAAATAACAATTTAATAATATCTAAAATTACAAAAGGTGGTTCTGAATTAAGATTTTTTTATTATAATTGTTGTGAGGATGATACATATTATTTTACCATTGATGACGATATATTATATCCTAAAAATTATGCTGAAAGACTCATAGAAAATATGAAAAAATATGAAAATAAAGTAGTGTGTTGTGTTCATGGGTGTAACATCAATTTACAGCAAAGTGTTGATTATTATAAAAGGGGAAGAACAGTATATCATTTTAAAAAAGAATTAAAGGAAGACACAAAAGTAATGATACCCGGTGTTGGAACTTCTTGTTTTTATAAAGGATTGGTTAAAATAAATTTGGAAGATTTTAAAATTTCAAATATGTCTGATCCGTATTTGGGTTATTTTTTGTTAAAACAAAAAATTTCAATTATTTCTATTAAAAGAGAAAGTATGTGGTTAAAACCATTACTAACAAATGATAAAACTATTTGGGGAAATAATCCATATAAAGAAATTGATAATTTAATAAATAATACATTTAAAAAATTAATTTAATATGATAAGTGTTGTATTAAATGTATATAGAAGACCGGGAATGCTTGAAAGACAAATTCAAGCAATAAAGAACCAGTCGATCCCAATAAAGAGTGAGAATATTCATGTTTGGTATAATAAAAGCAATATCGTGCAAGTGTACCCTAAAGATGAAAAAATAAAAACATATGTTTGTAATTGGAACACTAAGTTTTTTGGTAGATTTACAATACCATTATTTTTAAACACACCATATGTTGCAATATTTGATGACGATATTATTCCACAAAAAGATTGGTTAAAGAATTGCTTAGAAACAATCGAAAAACCAGAAACGAATGGAATTCTTGGCGGTAGTGGCATTATTTTACAAAATACTGGATATGTTCCACACATAAAGATTGGATGGAATGGAACACACTCAGATAAACCAATACGTGTTGATCTTGTTGGTCATGCTTGGTTTTTTAGGCAAGAATGGTCAAAATATATTTGGTATGAAAAACCATATACTCTTGAGAATGGTGAAGATATCACATTTTCATATTTAGCACAAAAATATGGTAACATAAATACATTTGTTCCACCTCACCCAGATAGTAATTTGAATGTTTGGTGTACGAATTATAGCGATGGTCTTAATATAGGTAGTGACGATAACGCATCATGGAAAATTCAAAATCACTTGGAGATTAGAAATAAAATTTGTATATTTTACATGAATCGTGGTTGGAAAACGGTTAATAATATAAAATGAAATGGTAATTGGTAATGGGTTAATAGCATCTGCATTTATAAATGATTATAAAAATGATGACAATTATATAATATTTGCTGCCGGAGTTTCAAATTCTTTTGAGACCAATACAAATGAATTTAAAAGAGAAAGGGACTTGCTTATTAAGATATTACATGAACATAAAGATAAACATCTTGTATATTTCTCATCATTTATCGATTCAAACATTTTAAAAAGAAAATATGCTGAACATAAATTAAATATCGAAAACATTATAAAAGATTCTAATAATTTTTATACAATATTAAAACTACCTCAAGCAATTGGATTTGGGGGAAATAATCACGAATTGGTTAATTATATTGTGAATAGCATTAAAACAAATAATGAAATTACTGTATATAAAAACACATATAAAAGTTTAATTGATGTGGATGATGTAAAGGGAATTATTGATATTTTATTAAAAAAATGGAAAGATAAAAACACATATGTTGAATTTCCATTTATCGAAAAACTTTATGTTATTGAAATTGTGAATTTAATTGCAAAACAACTAAATATTAAAGCAAAAATTAAATTTGTTGATTCAAACATTAATGATTTTCCAGAATTGTCAATTGCCACTAAAATGATATTACAACATTTAAACATTATACCTGAAGGATATACTGAGAAAATAATAAAGAAATACGTGAAATAAGTAATGAAAAAAATATTAATTGTTGGATCAGGACTGTTTGGGTCAGTAATAGCAAGAGAATTAACTGATGTTGGATATAAATGTCACGTTATTGATCGAAGAAATCATATTGGTGGTAATTGTTATACTGAAAATGTGAATGGTATTAATGTTCATGTGTATGGTGCTCATGTTTTTCACACATCAAATGATTTGGTGTGGAAATTTTTGTTAAAACATACCACAATTAATCAATTTTCATTGAGAATGAAATTAAGATTTGGGGATAGATTATATTCACTACCAATTAATTTAATGACATTAAATCAATTGTGGAATATAACAACTCCGACAGAAGCGGAAAAAAAGATTACTGAAGTGACCAAAGAATATAAAAGAAATTTTTATGATAATGCTGAAGAATGGGCACTTGGAAATGTTGGAAAAGAAATATATGATATTTTTTATAAACAATATTTAGAAAAACAGTGGCATAAAAACCCAAAAGAAATTCCGGCTGAAATAATTGCTCGACAAGTTATTCGTATGGATTATAATGATAGTTATTATTATGATATCTATCAAGGTATGCCAGATTACACAAAATTATTTAATTCATTATTAAAAGCAATACCTGTTGATCTAAACGTTGATTATTTAAACAATAAAGAATATTTTAATGACAAATATGATAAAATTATATATACTGGTGCAATAGATGAATTTTTTAATTATGAATTTGGTGCACTTGAATACAGGTCATTAAAATTTGAAAATGAAACACGACCAGTTAAAGATTTTCAAGGTGTTTGCGTTGTCTCATATCCTGAAAAAAAATATGAATTTACCAGAATCATTGAACATAAACATTTTGAATTTGGCAAACAAGACTTTACAATTATTACCAGAGAATATCCACAAGATTGGAAAATAGGTGTTCAAGCATATTATCCATTTAATAATAATAAAAATCAAATTATTTATGAGAAATATGCTGAAAATGTTGATAATAAGAAATATATTTTTGGTGGTAGATTAGGTTCATATAAATATCTTAATATGGATGAAACTGTTGATAGAGCACTAACATTAGCAAATAATTTTAAATATGATGAAAACATTTAAAGAAGATTTCACCAAATTTTATAATATGATAAAAAATCATCAACCATTTGCTATATCAAGAGCAAATGATGGTGAGATGATAATATTATTTAATGAATTTATTGATCTAAGACAAAAATTAAATGGTGAATTCATATATGATCCACAACAAGAGCAGCATAAGTTTTTTAGAGAGAAATTATTAGAGTCAACACAATATAAAGCGGATAATTATTATGTGGGAATTGCTTGTAGGTGTTGTGTTGGTAATGATAAGCATATGAAATTAAAAAAATTAACCGGACAAGATGAAGAACATTTAACTTGGGGAAACATTTTTGTTAATTCGAATTATCCGTTATTTGTAAAACAAATAATACCAGAATTCAATAATTATAATATTGTTATGGTTGTGAATAAATTGGCAATTACATATGATTTACCGTTTAGAGATAAAATTGTGAAAACATTTTATGTTGGTACAAATGCATGGATGTCAAATTATGAACTTGTTTATGAAATGAAAAAATATGTTGAGGATAATCATATTGAAAATCATATGTTCTTAATTTGTGCAGGACCTTTTACTAATATATTAATTCTCGAATGTTTTAAATCATCACCAAATAATACATATCTTGATGCTGGATCAACATTAGATAGCATGATGCATCTTGGTGCAACAAGAGGTTATTTAAAAGGTGCTGATACATTAAATAAGACTTGCATATGGTAACACAAATAGCATATACTAATTCAAATTGTTCTGATGTTTGGGAAATGTTTATTAAACAAAATCAGAAGCATACTAATTTACCATTATATTTTACATCTGATAAAATTATTGAAAATTATGATGTTGATAAACAATTGGTTTATGATAATAAAGACCCGTATTATCAGGTCTGGATAAACGCTGTTAAAAAATTTGGTGGCGATTACTTTATTTATTTACAAGAAGATTTTATATTATATAATGATGTAAATGAGGAAAAAATAAATGAATATATTAAATTTTTACATGATCATTCAGAATATTCATTTGTTAGATTATTAAAATCTGGCAACTTATATAACAAACAGTTATCACAAACCTTATATGAAATTGAATATACCAATACGAATATATTTGCAATGCAAGCAACGATTTGGAGAAGTTCTGATTATATTAAGTTAATGAATATTGTTAAAAGTAATGGGTGGTTGGAAACTGATGCGGATTATCGTAGTAAAATGATTAGTCTTAATATGATGGGTGCTTATCACTATGATGGTGAAAATAAGCGTGGTGGATCACATTATGATAGCAACGTATATCCATATATTGCAACAGCATTGGTTAGGGGAAAATGGGATATGAAAGAATATGGAAATGAATTGAATAATATTTTGAGTGAAAATAATATTGATGTGAATAAAAGAGGAATATTATGAGTGAAATAAAATTAGGATTTTGGGAAACTCTTCGAAATGGGATACGAAATCATTTAGCACATGAAAATATCGCAACATTTTTCAATTGGAATGAAATTCAAAAAACGATGATTGCGGGAATTCAAAATGTTGAATATGAATATTTAATAAGTAATGGAAGATGGGAATCATGGAAGAATAAAATTAAAGAAACCAAATTAAAACCTAATTCACATTCAATATGCTCTGAATCATCGACAAATAATTTGCATCATGCATATTCACTACAAAGAATGATGGAAGAGACTGGATATAAATTAAATGAATTTGACGATGTTGTTGAATTTGGTGGTGGATATGGAAATGTGTGTCGATTATTTAAGGCGTGGGATCATAATAAACCATATTATTCTTACGATATTCCAGAATTAATACAAATTCAAAAATACTATTTAAATGAAAATAATGTGATTAATAATGTTTATTTTATGCAGGAATTTGATACAATAAAAAATATTAGTGGAAATTCATTATTTATTGGTTTATGGTCAATTTCTGAAGTACCAATAAATGAAAGAGCAATATTATTAGAAAATCTTAAATTATTTGAATGTAAAAATATTTTCATTGCAATGGGTGGCATGTTTCAACAAGAAAATAACATAGAATGGCTTAATAAAATAATAATACCAAGACTTGATATTCTTGGTTTTAAACATAAAATAATTCAAATAAAACATGGTAAAGATATGTTCTATTTTATAGCAACAAAAAAATAGTAAATATGAGGGCAATGTCGTTAGTGTTCGATTTTGATATCGATAAAGTTAAAGCAACAGGAAGATTTTGGGCTGACAAAGTATATAGCAGAATTCCTAAAGATATTTTTGGATATTCTGCTGCATCATATGCAACATTTGTTGAACAAAACCCAGATATCCCCTTAATTATTTATACAAATGATGTTGAAATGATAAAAGAACGTATGGAACAATATAATGTAAATTTATCAAGTGTTTCATATATGAATATTGGTGAAAAAATAAGTGAGTGGAGAAAACATTGGTTTGCATTTAATTCAATACTTGAGTGGCAAATGTATACAAATGATCCAAATGAATATCTTATTAGAATTGATAATGATTTAATTTGGAAAGCACCATTACCAACAAACATTGATGAAGAAAAAGACATGTTTGTATGGAAATACGAAAGAATTGTTAGACAAGGAAATCCAAAAATGGGTGAAATTTTAGTGTGTCAGACAATATTAAATAATATTGATTTTAAAGAATATAATATTGGTACATTGGGATTGCCAAAAAACTACCCAATGAAAGAATTTTATAATATAACAAATCAAATGATTAATGTTGATATTTTTCCCGTGTCTGATCTGGGTGTACATGTTTGGCATGTTTGTGAACAAACAGCACATAGTTGGATGATACATAAATATAAATATAATATTATTGAAACACATCCCTTTGTGGAACATTGGTATGAAGATAAAATGATGTGCGTTCAAAGAGCAAAAAGATTATTAAAACATTGGACATTATGAAAACATATTCACAGGCAGGACAGGACATATTTGTATTATCATTTTTTGGTGATGATTATGCTGGATATTTTTTAGACATTGGCTGTGCATTACCAAAAGATATAAATAATACTATGTTATTGGAAGAACATGGATGGCATGGTGTTTCATTGGACATTAATAATTTAACTAATGAATGGAAAGTACGCAATACGCCTTTTGTATGCATTAATGCGTTGGAATGTGATTATGAAAAATTACTTGAAACGCATAATATACCCAAAGTAATTGATTATTTAAGTTTAGATATTGAAGGTAATGGATTGAGATTTTTAGCATTAAAAAAAATTTTTGAAGCAAATGTAGAGTTTAAAATAATAACAATTGAACATGACGCATATAGAGGTTATGGTGATACTGAAAGAACAACACAAAGACAATTTTTAACAGAAAGGGGATATTTTTTGTTATGTTCAAATGTTACAATAACACCAAATCCATTTGAAGATTGGTGGATAAATCCAAAGTATTTAAATAAAGATAAATATTTGAAATTGATTTCAGATGGTTTATCATATGATAAAATATTGGAAAAATTATGAAACGAATTTTAATTTTAGGTGGGGGTGGCTTTATTGGTGGTCACTTAGGAAAATTCTTTAAATCACAAGGTGATTGGGTAAGAATAGTGGATATTAAACCATGTCATGAATATTTTGACCATAATATAATATGTGATGAATATATCAGTGGTGATTTACGTGATCCAATGTTAGTATCACGAATTATGTTCTCACCAAAGCAAAGTACAGAAAGAAATGACCCAAATGCTTTTGATGAGGTATACCAACTTGCAGCAGATATGGGCGGTGCTGGTTATATTTTTACTGGTGAACACGATGCTGATGTTATGCATAATTCTGGATTAATTAATTTAAATGTTGCAAAAGAAGCGGTTAAAAAGGGTGTTAAAAAATTGTTTTATAGTTCATCTGCATGTATGTATCCTGCGTACAATCAATTAGACCCTAATAATCCAAAATGTTCTGAAGATTCTGCATATCCTGCAGCACCAGATAGTGAATATGGTTGGGAAAAACTTTTCAGTGAAAGATTATATAAAGCATTTGAAAGAAATTATGGTTTAAATATTAGGATTGCAAGGTTTCATAATATTTTTGGCACACATGGAACTTGGACTGGTGGAAAAGAAAAAGCACCCGCAGCAATGTGTAGAAAAGCAGCAGAAACACCAGATGGTGGAACTATTGAAGTTTGGGGCGATGGTCAACAAACTCGTTCATTTTTATATGTTGACGAATGTATAGAAGCAATTCAAAAACTAATGGCAAGTGATTTTACTGAACCAGTTAATATTGGTTCGGAAGAAATGGTCAACATTAATCAACTTGCACAAATGGCTATTAATATTTCTGGAAAAAATATTAAAATATATAATATTGATGGTCAGCAATTTATTGATAAATATGGATTTAAATGTCCTTTAGGTGTGCGTGGTAGAAATTCGGATAATAAACTTTATCGTGAAAGAATTGGCTGGGAAGTTAGTCAACCATTAATTGTTGGACTCGAAAAAACATATAATTGGATTAATAAACAAGTAAATAAATGCGAATAGCAATATCATTAATAACACATAATGATTTAACGTATTTAAAACCATGCTTAGAATCATTATTTAATTCGGATATAAATCAGCATGAATTTAAATTATTTGTTTGCGATAATAATTCAAATAATGATTTAAAAGAATATTTAAAATCAATAAATGTTGATAAATACATAATATTTAATATTATAAATGAGGGAATTGTTATGCCAAGAATTAAAGTTTATAATGAAATAATTAAGGAAAATTTTGATTTTTTATTGGAATTACATTCCGATATGCTATTTCCAAAGATATGGTTAGAGCCTTTATTAAATATTGATGATATTGAAACTGGAATATTACAACCACACATTTATTTACCCCAAAGTATTATTGATGTTAATTATTTAGAGAAAAAAATTGAATCATTAAAATATGATAAAACATATAACAAATGTCGTCAGGTTCATCCTTGGTTAATTAAATTAAATCAACTTAATGAAATTGGTGGATATTATGATGAAAATTTTTCACCACAACAATGTGAAGATGATGATTTGGTTTATAGAATATTAAAAAATGGTTTGAAAATTAAAAGTACTGGCTTGTCTTGGGTTTGTCATTATGGTGGCGTTACAAGAAATAAAGTTTTACAATCGTTTGCTCATGAACATAAAAATTATTTTATGAAAAAAAATAACATTACATTCGATGCATTTGTTAAAATGTTTGAATATCATCCATATAGCCGTGAATAATTTTGAAATAATAAAATATGAATTTATAACTAATGATTATCCAATTGAACTGAAGTATATTCATTGGTCACGCATATATGAATGGAAATATGTTCTTGATAAATTAAAGGAAATCAAACCCAATTCAATACATAATACTGCTTGTGGTGGACTTAATTATGGTGATTGTCTGCATTTAACATTCTGTAATGACATTGAACAATATTCAAATAATGTAATACATTCAGATGTTTGGGGTAGATTGAATTATATTGGAATTGAAAAAAAACCAGAAAAAGAAAATTTTATTTTTTATGATATATTAGTACCAAATAGTAATTCCTTTGATGTGGTGTTAAATATTTCAACAATCGAACATTTAAATGGTGATGATATATTATTGGCATTCGATAATTTATATAATCAGGTTAATTCTGGTGGACATTTAATATTAACGTTTGATTATCCAGATGTTAATTTAAATATAATAAATAAAAGAATTGATGCAACTCCATTAAATTTTAGTAATAGAATTTTAAATAAAAATGAACTGAGTGTAGTTTTACTACACATAAAAAAAGAAGAATAATATGATACTATTATGTTATGGAACAAGACCAGAATGGATTAAAATAAAGTCATTAATTGAGGAATTTAGAAAGAATAATTATCCTTTTAAAATATTATTTACCGGACAGCAAGAACATATTGGACAATTTGAATATAATTATATCGTAAAAATTCAAGAAGGTAATAATAGATTGGATACAATCATTAAATCATTAATGGATGTATTACCATTATTTAGTGAGCCGATTACACATATATTGGTTCAGGGGGATACTACATCTGCATTAGCACTTGCATTATCTGCATTTCATAATGGAATAAAAGTTATTCATTTAGAGGCAGGGTTACGTACATTTGATCGTGAAAATCCGTTTCCAGAAGAAATAAATCGCAGAATCATATCTCAAATTGCTAATATTCATTTTTGTCCAACAAAACAGGCACAAAAAAATATTATTAATGAAAAAATATATACTGAAAGTTATGTCGTTGGTAATACAGTAATTGATAATTTATTATCATACAAAAATGAATGTGCATATACGGATAAAATATTAATTACAATGCACAGACGTGAAAATCATCATTGGATGGATAAATGGTTTATTGAGTTAGATAAATTGGCATTACAATATCCAAAATTTACATTTATATTACCAATACATCCGAATCCAAACGTACAAAAACATAAGCCTTTATTAAAAAATATTGTTGTTATTGATCCATTATCATATGAAGATATGCTTGAACTATTGGTTAAAACAAGATTAGTAATAACGGATAGTGGTGGTTTACAGGAAGAATGTTCATTTTTTAATAAAAAATGCTTGGTTTGTAGAAAAGTAACTGAACGTCCAGAAGCAATTGGTCAAAGTTCATTTATGGTTAAAAGTCCAGAAGAATTAAATGAAGTATTTACAAAACACATAGACGATTATGTAATAAATTATGATTGTCCCTTTGGCGATGGACATGCTGCAGAAAAAATAATGTGGATTTTTAAATATATGATTAAATGAAAAAAGTTTTAGTAATTGGTGATGGTTGTTCAGACGTATTCAGGTATGGTAAATGTGAAAGATTAAGTCCAGAAGCACCTGTACCAATATTTTTACCATCAAGAACAACCGGAAATGGCGGGATGGCAATAAATGTTGCAGAAAATTTAAAAGCATTAGGTATTGAATGTGATGTTATGACAAATGATATCAGACCAGTGAAAACAAGATATGTTGATGAAGTTTCAAATCAAATGTTAATCAGAGTTGACGAAAAAGATGAGATCAAACCAATAACTTCTGAAGAATTGGAATTTTTTAATTTAGAAAATTACGTTGCTGTTGTTATAAGTGATTATAATAAAGGTTATTTAAGTGATGATGATATCATGTGGATTGCTGAAAATCATCCATTAACTTTCATGGACACCAAAAAAGAATTAGGTCCTTGGTGTGAGGATATTAAGTTTTTAAAGATCAATAATAAGGAATTCAAAGCAAACGAAGATTATTTAAGGAATTATTATCCGGGAAATCTGATTGTAACAAAAGGCAAGGATGGTGCTGTTTTAAATTTTGATCAGAAATTTCCAATTGAAAATGAGCATGACGTTAGAGATTTAAGTGGTGCTGGTGATACTTTTCTTGCAGCACTTGTTGCAAAATACATAGAAAATAACGATATTTGTGAAGCAATTAGGTTTGCCAATAAATGTTCAGCATGGGTAGTGACACAAAAAGGCGTGGTGGTTGTTGATTTAAATAAAGTAAAAGTGTGAGAGAAGTAATTACAAGAGAAGAAGCCAAAAAGATTGGTCAGAAATGGTATTATACTGGTGAACCATGTCAAAATGGGCATATCGATAAAAGATATGTGAATACTGGTGTCTGCTATGCTTGTAAACGAAATCTTAATCAAAAACAAAACAACGAAAATTGTAAATTAACTTTGGTTTGTAAAAAATGTGGAAAAGAATTTAATGCACCAACATGGGAAAAAGATAGACTGTATTGTTCGAGAACATGTCAAGTAAAAGCAATTGAAAGAACAGATATAAGAACAATATCAAACTGTAAGATTTGTGGCAAGGAATTTAAGCATTATGGTGAGAAAATTGTGTGTTCCAGAGAATGTCTTGCCAAGTACATGTCACAACAAAGATTAAATGAGAACAATCCAGCGTGGATTGCCAATAAAGAAAAGAAGATATGTGCGAGATGTGGAAAGGAATTTGAATATACAAGAAGAAATTTACATAAAGGACAAGAACCAGTGTTTTGTTCTTTAAATTGTTCGAGAAATAATGGTAATAATAAAGAAATTACTGATAATGTTGGTTGTGAACATAAATATGGGTTTGGATTTAATAAAAAACTGAAAAATAATATAAAAGAGAGGGATGGAAATTGTTGCCAATTATGTGGTGAAACAAAAAAATTAGAAGTTCATCATATTGATTATGATAAAAACAACAATGAGGAAAATAATCTCATAACATTATGCAGGAAGTGTCATGGAATAACCAATTACAATCGAGGTTTTTGGACACAAGTTTTAATTGGATTAAATTCAAATTCTAAAATAGTGAAAAAGGGATGGGGATTTGAAATTCATTTTGTTAATAATGATAAGTATTGTTTGAAGTATCTGGTTTTCTTTAAAGGAAGAAAGTTTAGTTGGCATAAACACGAGATAAAACAAGAACTTTGGTTTTGTATGTGGGGTAGTTTTGAATGTATAATAAATACAGAAAATAGTGAACATTTTGATTATTTTAAATTTAAAGCAGGTGATAAAATTGAAATCATGCCAAATATTGAACATCAGTTAATGGCAATAACAAATTCAATAATTGTGGAAGTCTCAACAACAGATTTTCCCGAAGATTCAATAAGAATAGAGAAAGGAGATAGTCAAAAATGAATGAAAAAAAGCGTGAAGTAATATTTGTGGATATTGATGGTACTATCTGTCATACAGAAGGTGGTTATGAAAATGCCAAACCGATACCAGAAAACATTGCAAAAATAAATAAATTATTCGATGAGGGTCATACTATTATTTACTGGACTGCAAGGGGTAAAGTAACTGGATTAAATTGGACTGACCTGACCGCACGCCAATTGACGGCTTGGGGTTGTAAGTACCACGATGTTGTAATGAATTCAAAACCAGCGTATGACCGCATCATCGATGATAAGAGCATGAGAATTGAAGAGTTATGAATATTTGGGTAAATGGTTGTTTTGATATTTTACATACCGGGCATATAGATTTGTTATGGTTTGCAAAACTATATGGTACTGATGAAAATGAAATTTTGCCAGTTAGATGTCAAAATAAACTGTATGTTGGACTTGATAGTGATGAAAGAGTAAAGCAATTGAAAGGAGAAAATCGTCCAATAAATAACATTAACACAAGGGTAACAATAATGTCCAATTTAAGAATGGTTGATAAAGTATTTATATTTAGTACTGATGATGAGTTAAGACAGTTAGTTAAAAATTGTAATATTGACTATTTAATTGTTGGCGATCATTATCGAAACAAGGAAGTCATTGGTGCTGAAAATGCGAAATACGGTGCAGCATTTTATATAACAGATAACAGATCAACGACAAATATTATTGAAAAGATAAAAAAATTATGATAGTAGTAACTGGTGGTGAAGGTTTTATTGGCAGCAATCTTGTTAAAGAATTAACAAGGCGTGGATATGTTGGTGTTGTATCGCTTGACACAAAAAGCGAATCACTTGATTCCATGTTTTCTTGGCTTATGAATCACGCCAAGGAGATTGATTGCATTTTTCATCTTGGTGCAATAACCGATACAACAGTTATGGACAGAAATCTTTTCGATGAATTTAATGTAAACGCTTCAATATTTATCTGGAATTTATGTGCACAATATAATATACCACTGATTTATGCAAGTTCAGCAGCCACGTATGGTGATGGCGAAGATGGTTTTGATGATGAAAAAGATATTATCAGACTAAAACCATTAAATCCATATGGTTGGTCGAAACAACAATTTGATGTTTGGGTTGAAACACAGGAAAAACAACCTGAAAGTTGGTACGGTTTAAAGTTTTTCAATGTTTATGGTTATGGCGAAGCACATAAAGGTAAGATGGCTTCAGTTGTATATCAAAAATATCTTGAAGTCAAAGCGAATGATGAATATGTAAATGATTGCTTTGAAGCCGATGGTGGTTTTTTTGGCAGTTTATATGTTAATTTATTTAAATCTCACCGTCCAGATTATAAGAATGGCGAACAGGCAAGAGATTTTATTTATGTTGATGATGTAGTCGATGTATGTATCTGGCTTTATGAGAATAAACCAATATCCGGTATATACAATGTTGGCACAGGCAAAGCACGCACATTTAATGATCTTGTGTATGCAGTTTTTAAAAGTCTTGGAACTATGCAAAATATTTCATATATTGACATCCCAAAAAAAATAAGAGATAAGTATCAGTATTTTACTGAGGCAAAAATGCTTAAATTGAAATTAACGGGTTACAATAAGAAATTTTATGAATTGGAAGAAGGTGTTTCTAACTATATAAAAAAACTAAATAATGAAAATTGCTAACATCATTCATGAAAAGGAACTTGTAAATCACACTAAAGCGGAGTACATTAATTATTACAATGAACCCATTGAGTATGATAAACTCGATAAGTCGCTGCCAACATTATATGTTGGTTGGTCATTCATGAAAGATTGTAATCCCGGAAATGAGATCATACTAAATGCTGATATCCTCAAGAAGAAGATTATAACCAATGAGTTATATTGGGAATTCAGTTTTAAGGAAAGTAAGACATCTCATGTAAAGGGTGTTGAAAATTTTGTAAATTATGTTCCACAATTTTATTTTGCTCCCAAATATTTATATGTTAATTTAGACCCGGTATTCTTTCAAATCGTAGAAATAGAAGACTTGATGGGTGTTTTACCAAAAGAAATTGATGTTGCCTACAATTTTAAGGATGAAATGATCTATGTTTTAAAGGAGAATAAGATATGGGGCGTAAACTTAAAAATGTATGAGTATTTCAAGTTTAATATTAATGAAATAAAAGAAAATATTTCAATACGTTCAGCACATTATATGTATGATATGGACGGTCAAATGTATCTCAATCAATATAAAATCTTTCCAAATTTTATACATCTTAAAAGATATCTGGTTGTGATATTAAAATAATAATAAATTAAAAGGATTTTATCAAGTCGTTTAGTATTTATATTAAACGATTTTTTATTATGAGAAAAAATAGAAATTATTGGACTAAAGAAAAGTGTTTTGAAGAAGCATTAAAATATGATACAAGAACAAAATTCTGTCGAAGATCATGCACAGCATATGAGATATTGCGAAAAAATAATTGGCTTGATGATGCGTGTAAGCATATGAAAATTAAATACGAAATAAAATTCAAATGGAGTTTCGAAAAATGTCATTTACTTGCATTAAATTACAAACATAGAAAAGAATTTCAAAAGGAAAATAAAAACGCATATTACTCTGCAATGTATAATGGATGGCTTGACGAAATATGTCAACACATGACTTACAAAAAATTACCAAATGGGTATTGGCATAATTTTGAAAATTGTAAAAAAGAAGCATTGAAATATTCAACGAAGACAGAATTTGTGAAAGGTTCACAACATGTTTATCATATTGCGTTAAAAAACAATTGGCTTGATGATATTTGTAAACATATGAAACCGATTGGTGATAGATTTAATAAATGTATTTATTCTTATGAATTTCCTGATAATCATGTGTATGTTGGATTAACCTGCAATATTGATATTCGTCAAAAAAGTAGAAATAAGAATTTATCGGATGCAGTTACCAAACATACAATAAACACTGGCTTACATCCAATAAGAAAACAATTAACTGATTATATTTTTGTTGATGATGCGATAAGATTAGAAGGTGAATTTTTATCGAAATATCTTAATGATGGTTGGATTGGTTTAAATAAGAGAAAGACTGGTGGTATTGGAAGCAGAAAAAGATTCTCAATATCCAAATGATATTTATATGTTTATTGAGTATTTATAATAAATAAAATATAATGTTATGGAAAATAATGTAGAAAAAGCACTTAACAATTTTATTGAAACTCCTTTAACAGAAGAAGAATTGATAGAGAAGGAAAAAAAAGAAGCAGTAAAAAAGGTTGTTCTTGATGAGAGAGAAGGTTTGATCGAAAGAATTGACCGTGTGTTTGTTACCAAAGATGGTAAACAATTACTAAGAGAGTGGTATTAATAATTATTGTCTAATGAAAAATGATAAGAAAACTAATCTTTCCGAGGATCATCTTAGAAGGATTTTATATCGTAACGATTATGTGATTGGTGAATCGCCACGATATCGTCCATTGGTTAGTGATGGTGAGGAATTTGATAATGTTCCAGTACTGACCAATGAGGCGGGAGAACAAGAAGACGCTGAGATTCCGGGTGGTGGAACAACACCAACTGAACCATCTAACGATCAACCTATGGGCATGGAAGATGCACCAGTACCAGAATATGCCGAGACTGGTGAAACTGCTGCTGGTGGAATGCCACCAGTGGGTGGTGAAGAAGACCCAACAGTAAGTACTGACCCAATGGGTATGGGTGCTGGTATGTCAACACCACCAATTAACGATATTCAGAATGATATTATTAAGCACAATATTGAGGCTATGAAAGGCATTCATGGTGAACTTAAATCATTGGAAGATAGCGTTAATAGTTTAAACAGTCAATTATCGAAACTAAATGCCGATGTTGAAGAAGTTCGTGAACCAACGAATTCTGAGAAACTTATGAGCAAAAAGAATGTTTCATATCCATATTATTTTAATTTAAATGATTTCTGGAAAGGAAATTGGTTTAACGAAAAACGTGATGATGTGATGGAAAAAGGAATCAGAGAATTACCAGATGGATCATTTGTCGCTGATTTCGATGATTTACCCGAAATTTCTAAAATTGATGTCCAGAGTAGTTTTAATGATATGGTTTAAAAATGAAAGTTTTTCATTCACATGGTAGCAAAGAAAGACTCTTTGAAATGATGAAAAGAGTTAATAACATTAATGAATCATTACTTCCAATGGAAGAAAAGATGAGTGTTATCAATGAGTTTATTGATTTTGCTAACGAAAAACTTGAATTAGATGGTGACATGCCGGATTTAAAAATTTCACAAGACCCTGATGAAGCAACCACAATGAAATCATTTGGTAAATACACACCGGAAACCAATGAATTAAGAGTTGTTGCCGTAAACAGAAATTTGGCTGATATTTTAAGAACATTAGCACATGAATTAGTTCATCACAAACAAAGAAAAGATAACAAACTCAAACCAGATTCAAACGATACTGGCAGTGAAATTGAAAATGAAGCAAACGCACTTGCCGGGGTACTGTTAAGAGAATTTGGACAACAAAACCCAATAATATTTGAATAAATAATTAAAAACATGAAAGTTTATAAAGACATAGGTAGCAAAGAAAGACTTGTTGAAGTTTTTCAGAAGGTCAATAAAGTTAAATTAAATGAAGATTTTGGATTAAACCTAAATCCAAAAAAAGTTTTGGATGTTGCATTTGATGATTTAAAAAACGGCAGACTTAAAGAAGAAGAAAACAGAGTTGAAGTTAATGGCGATCAGACATATGTTGTATTAGTTCGTACTGACAGAGAAGGTAATAATGTAACATTTACTTTCAAAGTGGATAGTCAGGAAGGTGATCAGGAAGGTGTTCACGAAATCAGTAATGTGGAATTATTTGCATTTTCATTTGATGCCGTAGATACAGAAGAATCTGTTGAAATGGATGAACATGGACTTGTTAATTTCAATCAACAGCATGAAAATGAAATGTTTGATCTTGTTGATGGATATGTTGATGTTGAAGAAGAAGAACCAGTAAATACATCATTATATGAAGATGCTATTGGTTTGATCGATAAGATACCATACAAGGCAGGTTCTGAACAAATGCAAACACATAAGCAATATGCTGATGAAAAACCAACAAATGCAGATGTGAGAGTAAAAGCAGATGAATTGGAAAAATTTGTGAATGAAGAAATGTGGGATAGTTTTGATACTGAAGCAGGTGCATTAAGTAGGTATAATACTGGTCGTCCAGTTCAAATTTTACCAGCATCAGATAAGAATGTTCCTGATGAAGAAGATGACGATGATGATTCTGGTGAATTATCACAAGAAAAGGTGGATTTGATATATCAGGCATACGATAATCTTGTCGCAAAGAACAAATCACCAAGAAATCCAAACTATTCTCCGACTCACAATGAAGTTATGATCGAAGCCAATAAACTTGTGAAAGAAAAAGGAATGAAATTCGAAGAAAACGTTGAAGCAGCAGGTGTTGAAAAATCAATTGGAAAACAATATGATATGTTACCTGATGAATCAGAAAGAAAAAAAGCAATTGTTCTTGCTGCACAGAAATTTGTTGATAATACTGAGGATTGGGAAATGAGAAAATTTCAAGAACCTTTAGCATATAAAGCAAGAATTAAAGAAGTTGCTGTTGCAATGTTTTTTGATTATTTTGGATTAACACATTTAAATGAAAGTGAAGATAGTAGTTACAGTTACCCGGAAGGAATGGGAAAAGAATTTGAACCCGATAAAGCCAAATATCCCAGACAAAAGAAAAAACGTAAATCAAAGAAGATTAAACTAAAAGAAGACGATGGTATGTCATTTGATCCATATGCTGATCAGGTTGAACAGGGTGTACAAACAGCAGATGCTGAAAAAATGGATGACAAGGCTGTTGATAATGAATTAACTGATGTCCTTCTTGGGTATGAACCAAAAAATGTTGGTGAAGAATTTGATTATGCTGCAGCAGAAACTGGATATGAAGACAAAGATGCACATAATAAGTATATGGAATACTCTCAAAAAGATTTTGATAATTTAAGTGATGACGAAAAAGATGAATACTTCGAACTTTGGAAACAATTTAAGGGTTCTGAGAAGTAAACTGAAAAAATAATGATTGAATTTAACAATAAAAGACTATCGAACTGGTAGTCTTTTTTGTTTGTTAGGTATTTATATTAAAATAGAAGATGTCAGTTTTTAGGTCATACTTTTCAAAAAACAATACGTTGATAAGCAACAACCTTACCAACAATTCACAAAATCCAGTGACTGAGATATCTTATGGCACGTTAAACAAACAGCCAAGCAGATTTATCTTTGACGTTGAACTAAGTGAATTGAAGAAAAGGATTGAGGATGGGTTTATTAACCCTAATCGTATTGTTAGGCACGTATTGCATATGACCAACACAATTAGTTATGCTCCGCAATATCTTGGAAGAAAATCATATTCTGTAAATATAGAAAGAGCAAGCAGTTTCGAATTAGACCTGTTTAATATCGATGAGGATTGGGATGAAGGTAGTGGATATGATTTTATATTCAATGATACCGTATATCCTTATGTTGATGTAGTAAGCAACAACATTATTGATCCACCTTCAAACTGGTTTGATAGAAAAACAAATACGCCTTGGACTAACGAGGGTGCATACACTGGCGGAACTCAAATCATAATATCCGGTCAAACATTTGAAAAGGGTAATGAAAATATTGAAATTGATATAACTGATTATATTAATCAAAGATTATTTGGTGATGATTATACTGGAACAACAGCATATACTGGTAATTCATTTGGTTTAGGAATTAAATTTGCTGAATATATTGAATCCGGTAAAACGGAATATAGACAATCTGTCGCATTTCATGCTAAAAATACAAATACTTGGTATGAACCTTATATTGAAACAATAATTGATGACACTATTGTTGATGATCGAAACTATTTCTACTTGGATAAAGAAAATAGATTATATCTATATGTGAATGTTGGCAACTCAGCAGACTTTAATATTACTGTTGATAGCGTTGAAATACGTGATAATCAAGGTACATTGGTTGACACAATCACTGATATTACAGGTGTTTCAAAGGGTGTATATTATATTAATTATCAGGTTGATTCTGAGATATATGAAGGTAAATTACTTAATGATGCCATAATATTTGAAGATACTTGGAATGTAACAATTAACGGTAGACCAACAACATATACTGGTCAGTTCTATTTAATATCATCTGACAAGTATTACACTTTTGATAATTCAAATCAGATTGAGTTTGATAATTATTTCTTTTATTTCTGGGGAATAGGTGAAAAAGAAAATATTACTGCCGGGAATATCAGAAAGATTAAGTTAACAATCAAAGAATTGTATGCAAATCAGAATAATTTCTTACCTTTGGATATTGAATATCGATTATTCACAACACTTGGCAAGAAATATGAGATTGATGTTATACCGTTTACCCCTGTTGACAGGACAAATAAGGGTTATGAATTCACCCTTGACACATCATGGTTAATACCTCAAGATTATTTTCTACAAATAAGAATGAAAAACGGAAATTATTATGAAAATAAACAAACCCTTTCATTTACAGTAGTTTCTGATGGTATATTAAAACCATAATGTTGATAAAATCACTGAGTTTATTTTTAAAAATCCTTGTATTTATATAAAATGCACTGTATTTTTGTATTGCAATTTTTATAATTGAAAAAAATAATTTTATTGAAATTTTAATTGAAATGGAAAACCAAAATGAAATGACAAACCCACAAGGTGGAGATTTGTCAAATTTGAAAAGAATGTTCTCTGACTTCGCAAAAAAATCACAAGCACAGTCATCGAGAAGAAAATCACGTGAGGAAATTTTATCTAAGTATTTTGTTCCCCGCAACAACAAAGAAATCTTCAGAATTTTACCCCCAAAACCCGGAAAGAAACACATTGAGGAAGCATTCTTCCATGTTGTTCCTACAACCACTACTGGTGGTAAGAAGAAACACGGAACAATTATTTATTGTCCGGCACACAATGATCCAAAAGTAAAGAAATTGGATACTAAAGGTCAGCCGTATTTGGATACGAATGGTCAGCCGATCATGATTCCAGCACCATGTCCGTTATGTGCCAAAGCAAAGAAAATTCTTGTACAACAGAATCCTGCATTAAAAGGTAGGAAGAAAGAATCTCTCAATGCTGATGAATTGAAAATTTTCGAAAAAAATAAGGAAATTTTCTTGGAAGCAAACACTTGGGAAGCAAAAAAATTCTACATTGTTCGTGGTATCGATAAGGGTGAAATGAAAGACGGTGTTAAATTCTGGAGATTTAAACACAATTTCAAGAATCAAGGTACTCTCGACAAGTTACTTCCAATCTTGGAACAGTACATGAGTACTCAACAAGCCGACTTCTCACATCCTGAGAACGGTACTGATTTAAACATTCTTATGACAGATACGCCTTGGAAGAACACAACTTACAAGACAATATCTGCAATTATGTTTAGTGGTAAGTCAAAACTTCATGATGACCCTGCTGTTGTTAGGACTTGGCTTGAAGATGACACAACTTGGAGAGATGTGTATCCACCTAAGAAAGCACCCGGTATTGATGCATATCAATTCCTTGATATGGTTGCAAATGGCAATAATCCTTATTGGGATGATAGCGATGCAAACAACAAGCATTGGGTATTTCCGGGCAATCCAGAACTGGAAGAAGCAGCAAATACACGCAAGCGTAATCTTGATGCTGATGGTGAAGAAGAATTTGAACAGGCATCTGATCTTATTGATGAAGAATACCCACGTGTTACAATCAGTAATATTACTGAACAAAACGTTGGTACTTATAAGGATGATGCTGTTGATATGAGTCATGCATCGGTTATGACATCATCACAACCAGCAACACAATCCGAACCAGAACCGGAAAGTTCAGGTGATGACAACTATGACGATTTACCCTTCTAAGGTATTGGTAATTAACTAAAAGGGGGATTCTCGTCCCCCTTTTTTAACAAAAAAATAAAAATATTATGGCAAAGAATGTTACAGATAATGAAGTTCCTGCAAATCCAGCAAGGAAACCAATAGCAAAAAAAGAATTTTCGTTAGAAAATTTTAAAAAGGATTATAAGTTTGATGCAACAGTTAAATTTAAACCAAGGAAATGGCTACCAATAACAAATGTATTGGGTCAAAGTGCATTTTGTAAGGCAACTGGATTGCCCGGAATTCCCGCAAATGAAATGATGAATATCATTGGGCATACAGATAGTGGAAAAAGTACACTTTTATATGAAATAGCATATTCATGTCAGCAATCACCTGATAATGTTTTACCTGTGTTTATTATTACTGAGTTAAAATTTGCTTGGGAGCATTTAAAAACAATGGGTATTGAATTTACCGAAGAAGTTGATGAAGAAACTGGTATGATCGAATATAAGGGTGATTTCTTATTCATCGACAGGTCAAGGTTTAATACTATTGAAGAAATGGGAGATAAAATAAGTCAATTATTTAAACTCCAAGCAGACGGAAAGTTACAGCGTGATCTATGTATTTTAATTGATAGTATTGGTACAATACAATCTAATTTAAGTTTCACAAGTGATAGTCAGAATAATGAATGGGATGCTGGTGCAATATCAAGGGTATTCGGAAAGAATTTAATTCCCAAACTTAATATGTGCAAAAAAGATGGTTATCCACACAATAATTACATGGCAATCATTTGTCAGGTTTGGGTTAGGAAACCGGAAGTATTTAGAGGCTTACCAAAGATTGCTGCAAAAGGTGGTGATACAATTCCATTCAATTCAACAATACAGGTTGTTTTCGGAAATGTTACCAATTCAGGTATTTCAAAACTAAAGGTTAAAAAAAACGGTGTAGAAGTAACATATGCAACAAGAACTAAGGTTAATATTGCAAAAAACCATGTTACTGGTATATCATTAAATACGAAACTTATTGCCACACCACATGGATTCATTCCAGATTCACCCAAAGATGTACTTGCAAAGCAGTATTTTAAGGAACATGCTGATATGTTTATGGAAATATTGGGTGGTGGTAACATTGATGATGTTGAATATACCGAAGAAAGCAACGAAGAAGAATATAACACACAAGACCTTCTTGAAGAAATCAATTAATTTATGAAAATCAGAACTTTGTTGGTAGATTCTTCTTATCTCTTGCAACGTTCATTTCACGGAGCAAAGGACACCTATACGTCTAAATATGGACATATAGGTGGACTTTATTCTTTTATGACAACCATTCGTAAGTTAATTAAAGATCATATGATTAATAAGGTTGTATTGGTCTGGGATGGCGAAGGTGGGGGTGTTATGCGTCATTATATTGATAAAGAATACAAAGCCAATCGAAAAAATAAAGAATGGTATAGAAGAATTGAAATGACTGCTGCTGAAATACGCAGAGAAAGAGAGAAAGAAGAATCTATTTTAAAACAAAGACTTAGAATTCAAGCATATGCTGAAGAATTATATTTCAGACAAATTGAAATTGACGATATTGAAGCCGATGATATTATTGCAGCATATTGTTTGAAATATAACAATAAAGAAGAAATCTTTCTATATTCTAACGATAGGGATTTTGCACAACTTCTGGATTTAAATATTACGATTATATTTCCAAATCTTGACCAACCAGTTACCAAAACAAATTATATGATGTATTTTGATCATCACTATTCAAATGCATTAATATTGAAAATAATATGTGGTGACACATCTGATAATATAAAAGGTGTTGGTGGGATAAAAGAAAAAACATTACTGGAACACTTCCCGGAATTGAAATTCAAACATCTTACAGTTAGAGAAGTTTGTGGAAAAGCGGATCAAATTAATAAGGAAAGGGTAAGCAAGAAACTAAAACCATTAAAAGCGTTTGAAAACTTATTGGGCAATATTGAAAGACTAAAAACCAATTACAAACTGGTGAATTTAAGAGAACCAATGCTTAATGAACAAGCAGTTTCAGCATTATCTGATCTTGATGTTCCATTGGATATTAAAAACAGGGGTGGTAAAAACTTGTTGCCTATGATGAGAGAAGATGACTTTTTATCAATTTATGGAAGCACATATGTGCAATATGTTGATCCATTTTTCACTGTTGTGAGTCGTGAAAGAGACTTATATAAAGAGTATTATAAAAATAGTAAACAATATTTATAAAAACTCTTTTACGTTACCCGGATTCTATTTATATTTGTATTGATACGATTTAACAATTTAAAAAAAATTATATGAACGAGAAAGAATTTAATAACATGTTTAGGTTTTCACTATATCAGGAAAATACGTTGATGTGTGAAAAAGTGTTTAGTGCCGATCAGTTTAATCCTTTCACAAGGTATTCAATTGACATAAGAGAAATTCTTCCAAAAGCAATCACCAGAATACAAAAGGTATTATCGAAGCGATCATATGAAACTCAGTTTTCAAATGAACTCGATTTTTTTCAACATAATCAGAAGATGATTAGCAAATATCCGCAGGAGTGGAGAAAAGAAATGTATTATAATCCAACACCAATCGTACAACAAATTGAAGATAAAACAATTAGGGGTGTTGAATGTAAAATTGGTTTTTATATTAATGATAAACCAATTGTTGAAAGAATGTTTTATGTTGACGGATTTAATCCGGTTGCAAAATTTTCTGCCGATATGGTTAATGCTGTTGTTGATGTTGCTGATAACATTTTCAATCTTATTAAAAGGAACGATATTAAAAACATGTGGGACGATTATGATTTGATTAATATTAAAGGTTTATCCATTAATCAGATCAGAGAACTTTCTCCGGCTAAGAGAGAAGAGATGTTGAGAAGACTTAGGAAAAACTAAGTCTGTTTGATATTGGGCGGTTGTTGCGTGAATCTTTGTTTTTGATACTTCATTTTCATATTTCATATATAGCAACAACTGCCTTTTTATAAGAAAATTTTAAAATGGCAGAAGTTACAGAAAATACATTTACGGCATATCTCGGACCGGAATTTCAATTGCGTCTTATGTGGCAATTGCTTGTCGAACCAGAGTTTGCCGAAAAAACATTATCTAATTTATCTGTTGAATATTTTGATGATCCAAATTATAGGAGACTCTTCATTATAATATTGGAGTATTATAAAGAATTTGGTAAAGTACCAAATTTACAGAATCAAAGTATTCAACAAGCAATCAATCAATTTAAAGCACCCAACAATCAGATTGAGGAAGAATCGTTATTTGCCGTAATAAAGAAAGTTCAATTATGGAATGAACGAATCATTAACAAGGAACTTGATTATGACGGTGAGGCTATTCGAAAGACAACAACAACATTCATTAAACAACAAGAATGGAGAAAATTTGCTGAATTTATAATTGATAAAACAAAAACTGGAGAAATACGAAAAAAACATGTACTTGGTGAGATTGATGAAAAACTACTGAAAATATCACATATTGGAGAAGAAGAAGATTTTGGAACTGAAGTAATTGATAACATCGATAGAGTATTGAGAAAAGAATTCCGTCAGACAATACCAACAGGTATTCGTGTTATTGATATTGTAACTGATGGTGGTCTTGGTAAGGGTGAAATTGGTGTTATATTAACACCATCCGGGGTTGGGAAAACTACGATGCTTACCAAAATTGCAAATACTGCATATGATTTTGCCGGGAAAAATGTTGCACAAATAGTTTTTGAGGATACGATAGAACAAATACAGAGAAAACATTTTACCATATGGACTGGTGTTCAATTAAGTAAAATGGATGAACATCTAAGCGAAGTTGCTGAGAAAGTTGAACAAAAGAAACAAAAATTAAATGGTAAGGGACATCTTGTAATAAAGAAGTTTAGTCAGGAAAATACAACAATGACTGACATTAGGAACTGGATGATTCGTTACGAGAAAAAATGGGGTTTTAAGTTTGATATGCTTATTGTTGATTATCTTGATTGTCTTGAATCAAATAAGAAAACAACTGATAGAACGGAAGCAGAACTTCAGGTTATTAAATCGTTTGAAGCACTTGCTGCCGATTTTAACATTCCGGCATGGACTGCAATACAGACAAACAGAAGTGGATTTGATTCAGAATATGTTGAAGCATACCAAACTGGTGGTAGCATTAAACGTGTTCAAAAAGCACACTTCTTTATGTCAGTTGCAAAAACTGCAGATCAGAAAGAAGCAGGTCTTGCAAACATCAGAATAATAAAAGCAAGATTTGCACAAGATGGTCAAACTTTTAGGGATAGTAGGTTCAATAATGATACAATGGAAATTGTTATTGAAGATGAAAGGTATCCAATTAAAACAACTGGTATTAAGACTACTGATGTTGAAAATATTGAAGATATTGCAAATAAAGTATCATCGCAACAAAAAATTGCTCAAGTCATATCGGAAAAATATGCGGATCATCTGGATAATGTTAATGATGATGTTATAATTGAAAAGAAAAATGAACTTGAGGAATTTAAGGCAGCGTGGAATAGGGAATACGTTGAAGTACCAAAGGTTGAAAAAGAACCACTTATTGTTACAGGTAATGTCTCAGAAATTCCCGAAACATTACAACCGATTATAATGACCAATAATGAAAATATTAAACCAAGTGGTGATTATTTTGACTGGAATGGCGAGAGTGGTGAGACAAAAACTGAACTTACTGGTGAAATTCCAGTGGTAAAAACTGATGATCTTATCATAATTGAAGAAGAAAAACCACAATTACCAAAAGAAAATAAAATTATTTTAACTGATCCAGATAGTCTTGAAAGTGATAATAGTAATGTTTTAAGTGTACTTGAACATATCCGCAAAAATGCTAAGAGTCAGGATATTATGAAAAAAGATTAATTTTTTTATACTTTTTTATAACTTTTTTGAAATATCATCGTATTTATTATTCCAGACGTGCAGATAAAAATATTTTAATTTTTTTAGAAAATATTTTATAAAATGCTTGCACAATTAAAAAAGGTGTTTTATATTTGCAACGTCTGAATGACAAAATGTTCTTTGAACAAACTTTTAAATGGGGAGATAGCAAATCAAAATAACGAAAATACTATCTCATTGCTCCCGTAAGGGAGAACTTGAAGTGTTTACAGTAAATAAGGTAAAGCAAATTGTTTTAAACACAATTGATTACAGGTTCGATTCCTGTTCTCCCCACAAAAAAAGGAAACGGTGTTGTTATTACAGTAAATTACAATTAACTCAACTGGTTAGAGTGTTTGCACGTCAAGCAGAATGTTGGTGGTTCAATTCCATCATTGTTTATAACAGAAATAACAAACAAATTTTCCTTTTTTATCTTATTAAATGTTCTTTGAGATTATGGATACTAAAATGAAAGGTGATATTGCGGAGATTGAAGTACAATTAAAAGCACTTCAATTGGGATGGGATGTTTTAATTCCGGTAGGTGATAGATTACCATATGATTTGGTCATTGTTATTAATAATAAATTTATTAAGATACAAGTTAAGTCAGCGTGGTTATCAAAAGAAGAAGGAGTTTATTTGATTGATGTGAGAAGAACCAAAACAAATAGACGTGTGATGAAAAGAGAAAAATATTCCAATAATGATTTTAATTTTGCAATAATTTTCATTTCAGAACTAAAAGTGTTTTATGTTGTACCTGTTAATATTTTTAATTCATTTGCGGGTTCAATAACATTACATGAAAAAGTATCCAGACAGAGAAAGCCAAAATCTCATGAATATAGAGAAGCATGGGATTTATTGGAAAAACATATTGCGGGGTAGTAGCAGTGGTTAGCTCGTGACGCTCATAACGTTAAGGTCGGTGGTTCGAATCCATCTCCCGCTAAGTAATTAAAGTTAAACTACCTGCACGTGGTAATTACTGCACAATCGATAGATTGACTAAATGTTTAACATGTTCATTGACTTATTGTTTATAATTGTAATGAGAATGTCTAAATACTTTTTTGAAGTGTTTTCTTTAAAATATTTTTGATGTGAAACATCAATAATACACAATTCAATTTCTTGTTCTAAACAGGCTTGAAATTTACGATTATCATTATTTTGAATTTGACTCAATTTATTTTGACCATAGATAGGTTCGTAATGAAAAATACCATTAAGTTCAAAAGCAAGGTGAAGTCTGGGTATGTAAATATCCAGTTCGGAATTAATTGTTTTTTTATCGTTGAATAATATTTCTAAATTTGGAAATTGTGCAGCGAGTTGTGTTTCAAGATATGTTTCAAGTTTAGACCTACGATTGCCTTTTGTTTTATGTGTGTTATTATATATTGCAGCGCATGAATTTGAACAAAAATTATTTGTTTTAATTTCAGATGCTATTTTAGTAAATGTTTTACCGCAATTATTACAAATAACGGAGATTTGATTTGATTGATAAATATCATGACACTTCTTTGAACAAAATTTTATTCTTCCTCTTTTATGCTTTAATTCCTGTACAATATTTTTCTTCATTACATTAAAAAGGGTGTTACAATTATAACAAAAACAAGATAATAAACTTGTAGATGTTGCTGTGTCAAATTCAGATTCGGTATAATTTGGTTTCATAAGTACTATTTATTATAAATACTTTGAAATTTCAAATTTGAAACAATAACCTGCTACAAATTTAAAATATAAAGAAGAACTGGTGGTTTTTACAGTAACAATTTGACTTGAAATCAAACTAATAACGACAACAAGACCAACGAATTTCTTCTAAACTTATTGAAGTTCTTTAAAATATTGAGGGAAAACGAAAAGTGTTTACAGTAATACGGTGGTTCGAATCCATCTTTTTCAGCCAAAATTGAAAAATAGACAAGCGGTTAAGTCAGAAGTCTCTTAAACTTTGATTAAAAACAACAAATACTTTTAAATTATTCCCGAAATTATACAAGTGGAGCGATATGCGGATTGCAGACAAATTTGATAAATCAAGTAATATTAATCCAAATCCCCACTTGGAATCCTAACATTTGACGGTTAAAAATGGTTTTTTGGTCACAGGTGTGTGGCATTTTTTTCAAAAAATATAAATTTTTATGGAAGAACTGGCTGTGTTTACAGTAATTGAAAAATGTAATCTCCCCCGTGTGAGAAGGGAGACAAACTACAGGCAATACAACCGCACTTCTTCTTTAATTTGAAGAAGAGTTATTCCAAAAAACGAATCGGGTGGGGACTTGATTGAGAAATCTATCGACTTACCCGATTTTTTTTATAATTTTTTTGGATATTAAAAAATAATGTGTAACATTGCACAATGAAAAATAAGTTTTAATAATTAAAAATTGTCATTATGGAAAAGTTGGTATTAGCAAACAACATGCTCAGTAAGGTAAAGCAGTCACTTATCGATGGTCTTACCATTGCAAGTGGTGCAAAAGGTAGTGCTACCTATTACCACAAGGGTGACGAACAGGTGAAGGCTATTCAGACTCAGGTTAAGAGTTTGTATAAACTTTCAAAGGAACTCCCGTTGATAGTTGCAACTCAGAAGGGTGCGACTGGTCAGTTCGTATCAGAGGTATTGTTTAATGAATTTAAAAGTACCTTAAAGGGTGGAGCATGCAATATTGTTAATCCAATTGACTGGTATGATAACGGATTAAGCGATAAGGCAGTGCTTTCAGCATTGAACAACCTTGGCGAAAGTGGTCTACCATATGTTCTTCGTTTGTTTGTTTCATTGAAAAATGCAAAGATCAACAACGAAAGGTCAAGGAAAATCATGCTTGGCTTCATCTGGGGTCAGGAAAACCTTGAATTCTATGCAATGAAATATCGTAACAAGATTGCCGATACTTTGAGGCACGCATATGGAAAGAAAATGACATCTGTGTTGCTTTCAATTACTGGCAAGGCTGCTAACGTTGGTGAATTCGTTGTTGGAACTGAAAAGGAAATGAAGATTTTGAATGAATACATATTAAGGTATTACAATGGTGATCCAATGAAAGCATTCAAACTTATGCTTTTCATCTTCAAGAAAGATGCTGGTGTTACGTTTAATGCTAATGTATTCCCTCTTTTGAGTGAATATCAGAAAGCAAAGACTGATATTACTGCATCAAAGAAAGTACCTGAAGAAGTATTGCTTGGCTTGATTTCAAGCGTAAAGCATCCTCAGTATCATTCAATGTGGTCAACAAAAATCCAGAGAGAAGCAACAAAGGCTTTGATTAGGAAAAATGTTGAGGTTACTTCTGTAAACCAGCAGGTTCGTCAGACAAAATCAACTGCAAAGTTGGGTGTTGAAAAACATGTTGATCTTGAAAAAGCAACTGATTTCTTGGCACTTTACAAGACAGGTTATGAAACAAAATTCACTCCTGAAATAATGGGTGCTATTGACAAACTTGCAGACAAGAAGAAAATCGTAGGATTCTTCTACCCAAATATCGGTATTATTGTCGATATGAGTAATTCAATGAGTGGTCATCAGGCTGAATCAAAGAACACTCCAAAGGCAATTGCTGACTTTACCGCAAGGGTATTGAGCAAATCTGCAACCAATAGTTGCAGTATTGAATACACTGATGGTGAGGTTACTGACTTGGCAAGTTCATTTATTGGACTTTTGAAAGCAGAAAATGCTTCAAAACCATATGATGCAATCTTCATCTTAACCGATGGATACGAAAACGCATACGATGGTCTTACCAATGAAGTTATCAACATTTGGAAGGCAGAAACCGGAAGAAATATACCTATGTTTCAAATTTCACCAATCGTGAGTGCTGAAATGGGTGCTAATGTAAGGAAACTTGGTGCAGGAGTTGTCACAATGGCAATAAATAACCCCGTTGCTTTGCAGCCACAAATCAACGCAAGGTTGCTTGAAATTGACACCAAAAGGTGGCTTGAAAATCAGGTTCTTGCTCTTGAAGCAGCACCTGTTAAAAGGAACAAAAAAATTAGTATTAATGCTTAATATTTCATATCATGAATAAAAGAGAATTTACAGAATTGCTTAAAGGTTGCCGTCCAGTCAAAGACAAAAACGGTAACATTATCGTTCAGTCAATTTTGAACATGCAGATCGTATGTTTGACAACTGACAAGGAATATTCTTTGGATGAACGTTTTGCTAATCCATTGACTTCGGTTCAGGCTGGTAACAGTTCTTACGGTCAGATTAGTTTTGCTAATAAGGCTGATAAGGAAGTTATTCTTCCTACCCAGATGGCTGTTATGACCAAGCAGAGTGCTCAGAATCATGGTATGACCAAAGCAGGTTACGTTGAAAAGTACGGTAACGTTACTTATCACGATGCTGGTTGTGTTCAGGGTGGACAGACCGGACATTTTCGTGGTACTCAGGAGTTCCGTATGCTTCCAGTAACCATGCGTGAAATGGTGTTTGACACTGTTGGACAGCCAAGTTCATATCATAGGATTTATCCTGCTATTCAGAAATTGGGTCAGGATACTCAGTCAAACGCTGGTAACTACTTGAACGTTTACTTTGAAAAGTACGACAAGAAACTTGAACAGTTTATTGCTCACTTTGAACGTCCAAGCAATCTTATCGGTATCATCGTACTTGTTGATGGTGAAATTGTTGCAATAGACAAATTCCCTTCATTCACTTACGCAGAACAGGTATGGGACTTGATGATCCGTGACTGCTATGGTTCACTTGCAATTATCAGTGAGTTGAAAAATAGATCAACAATGCAGAATTTTACCGAAACTTATAATGAGTTGAAAGTAAAGCATCAGGAAAATATTGTTGATTTGCTTGAAAGGTCATTGAAGAAAACAAAACAGGGTATGACCGCAAGTGTTCAGGAAAAGATTCAGGAACTTCTTGAGTTGACCTTTGAAGCAACTCTTGATACAGAAGGTAACCCTTCTGCTTCAAGTAAAGCACCAAAGAGTTATGTACTCAAGACCGAAGGATATATTGGTCAGGTTATCACCGAAAACGAATTCAACCATATGGTGAGTGTCGTTAAAAGGGAAAGATTTGATCCAGATGCTCTCAGAACAGTAAACGAACTTCGTAAAAAGGCTCGTAAACAAGATAGGTTTACTCTTTAGGGAAATCATTCATAATGTTAGTCAAAACCCCGTAGAAAATATTCTTCGGGGTTTTTTTATTTCCGGTAGTTTTTAATCATATTCTTTTGTATTTATTATAAATAAAACCGAACAGAAAAGTTCGGTTTAGGTAATTAACTGGACGGTTATGTTGTTAGCCGTTTAGAAAAATAAAATAAGAGAATTAAATTAAAAAAATATGCCATTTTTCGCAAGACCAAATTTAGATAATACTCAATTTAAGCAGTTAAGTGGAACAACATTAACATTATCAGGTACAACCATATTTAGTAAATATGATGGTGGTTTAACATTTGCTGATGAAAATGGAACAAATATTCCGGTTGTTATTTTGAGTAGTGGTGCATCAGAACAAAATGTTTTAAAGTATGTTAGTGGTTGTATTGTTTTGGGGCAAGTATCGACTGGTGGTACAAGTACGGGTTATTATGATTGTAGAACGCCAGCAACATGTACTGTTGGTGGATTAGTATGCGGAACAACACTTACTGGAAGAACAATTGCTAATATTCTTGAAGAAGTATTAGCACCAGTTGTGTGTCCAACATTAACATCACCATCAAGTACATTTACAGTAAGTTGCTTACCAATAACATTTACTGGTTATTATGAAATGGGTAGCGTTGTTTGTGCTACTGGTTGTTCAATATTTAATCAAGGATGTATTTGTCCGGCATATTGTGGTTCATGCGATAAGAGAAGTGGATTACCTGATTATCATTATTACGGTAATTGGGGTTCATATGTTACATGTACAACAAGTAGTTTAACTAATTCAATCGCATTTACACCATATCCAATTAATAATCCAAGTCAATCAGTATCTGGACAAGTGTTTTATTCTGCAGCAACATGTTGTGTGTTGAAAAGTGATGGAACTTGTTGGTGTTCTCCACTTCCTTCCGGTTCGACAGCAGCAATTTCAAGATATGTATGTGGTACGTATCCTTGGTTTTGGGGTTCAAGTGCAACAACACCAGCAACTGGTCAAACATTAATTAGTGGATATACTTGTAAATGTGTTGATAATGGCAATGCAACTATTGTTGTTGATAATTTTAATGTTACTGATGAATATATTTGGTTTGCAACACCATATGCATCATGTTCAAAAACTTGTTGGCAAGGAGCAAATAATCCATCGAATAATGGTTTAATTCCCGGTGCATTGTTTGGAAATCCAGCATGTGTAAATATTATTTCACCGGAACTTTGTTGGGGTAGTACCTGTTATAAAATTTATGTTAGCAGTTATAAAACAAGTATAAATTACGGTATGACATTTTGTAATTAAAATTTAAGATATGGCACAATTTAATGAAAATATAACACTCGCAGCACCAAATCCCTTAGATAAACGTTATTTAAGTAATAGGACATTGGCTGGTAGTCAATTACCATATTCTTCTTGTACTGAAGTAACGACAACAATATCAGACGCAGTAAGATATACTGGTTTAACTGTACTTATCAGTACAGGTGGGACAAATCTTGAATTTTGGTTTAAGGAAGGTGTGGATAATAGTGATTTAGTTGAAAAGAAATACGATTCAGTAATACCAACAGGTGATTTTGTAACTGGTGCAACAAATCTTGGGTATTTTAGTGGAACAACAGCAGTACAGATATTACCAATAAATCACACAATTGATAACAATTTTGATGGTGATTATTATTCCCTATATAATAATTATTATAGGGATAGTAATGGTATAATTCGTATTGGTGAACCACCAAGTGATAACATTGGGAGAAGAGGATATATAAAACCACCAACAATTTCAAATCTAAATTGTAAATCATGGATTTGGAATGAACGTATTTGTAGTGGTGAATTAAGAGGCTGGATTTTAGCAAATGGATATATTTGTGATCAAATTGGAACATCTCCAATAGTATCAATATATTATACTGGCGCAACAAAAGTATATACTGAAACAGGATGGGTAACAGGAAATTATTATAATTGCGGAGTGGGATCGTATGTCGTTGTTGATACAGTTATAGGTAGTTTAACATCAGGCACAACATTAACAATAGGTGCACGTTCATTTGCATGCGCAGGACATAATAATTTACATTTCAGAACAATAGTATCTGATACAACTGGTTTAATTAAAGTTTGGGATGATAATGATTCATTGATTCACTTATCAGGCGCAAGTGCAGTATTAGCAGGTGCAAATGCTGGTGTTGGTGAAAATATTTTCTTGGGACAAACAGGAACAACATTATATTTTAAGAGAATTAGAGGTAGTGGTGATACTGTTGTAAGTACATCTGGGGGCACTTTAATTGTGTATTCATCAGGTGGTACTGGCGGAACTGGTGGTGGAACATATAATTTGAGTTCACCAGCATCAGTATGTGTTGGTGGAATTGATATAGGAACACCATTAACTGGAAAAACTGCTTTTGAATTGTTTGAACAATTATTAGTTCCTGAATTATGTGGTAGTATAACTGAACCGTTTACAGGAATTGTATTAAGTAATTCTGGTAATCTGGAAATTGGTTGTTCGATTTCACAACAGGTTAGTGGTAATTTTGATGATGGTTGCATTAATCCTCAATATTGTAGCATCTCATCAAGTAGAAGCGGTAGTGCTAATGCGTATTGTTTTGTTGGCGATGGAATGCCATTGGGTTGGCAAGCATGTGTATTACCATCAGCAAATCAAATAGTTAATCCATATATTATATCTGCTGGAACAAAAACATGGAGTGTTTGCACAAGATATGATGCAGGTAGTCCAGCATTAGGTAGTAAAGGTACTGAATATTGTGCAGCATTGCCATCAGGAAGTACATTAGGTGCAAGTGCATCAGTTACAGGTATTTTGCCTTGGTATTGGGGCACGAGTGCATCGAACATAATTACTGGTGCAAATGTGGCAGCAGGAATAAAAACAGTTGCTGTTGTTGGAGCAAGTACTCCAATTACATTTAATGCAACAACACAATATTTGTGGTTTGCAGCACCTGCTGGTACTGCAGCGAAAACAAAATGGTGGGTTTGTGCAGCAAATGCGGGTAATATTGGTGGTGTTGGTAATTTATGGGCAGCAGCATGTAGTGTTAGTGTTACATCTGCACAGAGTTGCTGGTCAAACTGTTTGTATGATGTATATGTGACATGCGGTATAACCACAACGGCTACTGGTATTCCAATGTGTTTATATTATTAATAATGATATTTAAAGAAAAATAAAACAATATGGCAATTTTAATTAATGATAACTACGACCTTGCTGCAAATAAACCATTTGATGCAAGATATTTGAATATTGATACGCCTTGGACAGATATTCCAGCAGTTCTTGCTGGTATTCCAACATATAGATATATTGGTTTAACTGTTAATATTGCTGGTGTTGAATATTGGTGGAAAGATGGGGTTGGTGACGGTGATTTAGTAGAAAAAATATTTACTGGTGGTGGTACAATTACTGGTGCAACAAATGGTCTTCACATTAATGGTGTAAATGATAAAGAAGTTGTATTAGGTGGTGATTTAATTACTGGTACGACAATTAATGGCTTGGGATCACATGAATTAGATTTTATTAATCTCAGTGGTTTTCAGGTTTCAACGAGTGGTAGTACTGCACAGCTTATGATTGAACCTGCTGGAATTACTTTAGCGTTTTCAGGACAATCAGTTAGTTTTGATAGTAATGCTGGCTTAACATATGATGGTGATTATAGTTCAGGCTTTACTGCACAATCATTGGTTGATGCTAATTTTGTGACAGGACATACAGCAAATAATTTCTTAAAACTCGACCAGACAATACCTCAAGACGTTTGTAATGGTCAACCATTTTTCCATGAAGGATTAATAATTCATGACACTCCATTACCTTCATCACTTACTGGACACACAAAAGGAAAGTTATTTTATGATAATAATTTCGAAACATTAGCAGTTCAAATCGGTGATGTGGATGTTAGTGGAAACAGTGTTACACTTCAAATTGGACAGGAAGAATTGCGTTATGTTTATAATGCATCTGGTGCAATTATACCAAATGGCACTGTAGTTCGTTCAACTGGTGTTGGTGGTTCAAGTTCTGTAACAGTTGCAATTGGATTGGCGATTGCGAGTGGTGCAACAACAGCAGCAGTAATCGGTGTTACAACACAAGAAATTGCAATAAATGGTTATGGTTTTATCACCACAAGAGGATATGTTAATGACCTTAACACACTTACAAATAGTCAATATTCAGGTATGACAGTTGGTGATACATTATATTTATCACCAACAATAGAAGGTGGAATAACTAATGTTCCACCAGCAGCACCAAATCTAAGAATAGTTCTTGGTGGTTTAGTTATTAAAGATGCAGTTAATGGTAGAATATTTATTGAAATTCGTTCATTATATCGTCTTGGCGATTTGGGTGATGTTAACATACCATCACCATCACTTGATGACGTACTTAAATTTAATGGATTAGAATGGGTTAATGGAACTGTGGGTTCGATATCTGCAGGTGCTGGTGTTGATTTTTATAATGCAACACCTGTAATTAATTCAAGAACACAACCTGCTGGTATTAGTCAGGATGGTACTGCTGGTAATGGAGTTCAAATAGCAACATTATCAAAAATACCTGTTACAAGTGGTGGTACACAATATGTTTGTGGTGCTGCAACATTAGACACACGTGCTTTTATTGCATGGTGTTATCCAAATGCTATTGGAAAGACGGTTATTGAATCAGGTACGTGGACATTTACTTCATATGCAAGTGTTAATAGTGTTCTGGGTGGGAGCATAACATATGGTACACGTCAAATATATCAGGTAGTTCCGATAAGTGGAAGTACTGTTGATATCAGTGGTTCTGGTAATGCACGTACAGCAATAATAACTTCAAATCAATTTACTGGAAGTTATTTTACTGGAAGTACGATAAATACAACAGCATCATGGTTACAAATACCATCAGGCGTATATCAAATATGTGCTGGAATAAACACTAATCAGGTATGCATTGTAGTACCAACAGGTTTTGCAAATTCATCTGGCATAACTGGTAGCACTTTCTGGAATAAATTATTTGGTGTCAACACACCGACATTAACAACATCACTCACATGTTATACTGGAACAATAGTACAACCAGCATTTGTTATTGGGACTGCTGACAAACTTGGTCAAATAGGATTTGCAACAACCGATGCTGCAACAGAAAGATATATTGTTGCAACATATAATGGTACTACATTTGCATCTTATTTTAAATCACCATTAGTTACTGTACACAATGACCTTGCTGGTCTACAAGGTGGTAATGCAAATGAACGTTACCATATCACTTGTGCACAAAATCAATTAGTTGCAGGGATTACTGCAAGTGCTGTTGAAATAAATGTGCTTGATGGTATACCATCAACATTAACATCAGTTGAACTTGGTTATGTTGATGACGTTACAAGTCCAATTCAATTACAATTAGATGGAAAAAGTGGAACGGGACATACGCATTCATATACAGGTAGTACAATACTTGATAAGCCAACATTTGTTGGAAGTGGTGCTACTGTTGTTACAAATAGTGGTAATACTATTATAATTTATTCAAGTGGTGGAACTGGTGTTGAAGTGTTTACTGACGATATTCTTGTAAGTATTGCAGCAAATAAAACATTTGGAAAATATGAAAATGGTGATTTAATTCCAGCAAGTGGAAAAACACCTGCAGAAGTGATTATGATGGCACTAATCGAAGCACTTCCACCAACAGTTAATTTAAGTTCTTCAAGTCAAAATCTTACATTTGGTTTATCCGCTAAAACAGTTAATTTAACATTCTCATATACTATTAATACTCAGGGTGCAACGGTTGATACTGTTTTGCTTGAGTGGAGAAGGGGAAATACTGGTGCTTGGAGTGGATTAACAACAAACACTGGTGCGACAACATATAATCATACGATCTATGAGGCTAATAGATTTAATACGGCAGTAATAAATTATAGATATACTGTAACTGATACTGCAGCAGCGTCAACAACAGTAACATATGATAGAACACCTTTAGCATATACTGCTCCATCAATATCACTTGCATTAAACGGTACTGTTGTTTCACCTGAAACACAAACAGTAAGAGAAAAGGGTAATGTTATTAGCAGTCCTTCGGGTTCAACAAATGCAACACAATCATTAGTTGATATTACTGCATGGACTTTAGAGAGAAGATATAATGGTGGTGGTTGGACTGTATTAGCATCTGCAAGTGGTTTGGAAACCCAAACAGTTACTATATCATCAACACTTGATAATACTGTCCCAACAAGTGCAACATCAATTGATTATAGAATTGGTTATACTGATGAATACACAAGTAATTATGGTAGTACATCACTAATAACATTTAAATATTTCTCATTTTGGGGATTTAATACAAGTGTAACATTAACCGAATCAGATATTGAGGCACTTGCTAATAAGAATTTCTTGACCGATGATAATTTAACGTGGAATAATATTAATTCACCAGTTAGTAACTATACATATTATGCATATCCTTCGACATATCCCGATTTTACAAGTGTTATTAAAAATGGTGTTAATCAGGACTTTGGTTCATGGCAACAACTTTCACAAGTAAGTGTTACAAATACATATTTAGAAGCATTAAATTATAAAGTATGGAGAACCAATGCAACACAAGCATATAGTTCAACAGATGATATTGTAATTTCATAAATTATAAAATTTTAAAACAGATATAAAATGGCATTAAGACAATCAGACATACAAATACATAATAATCCAAACTTAGCGGTTGTTGATAGTGATTTTGTTAAGGGTGGTTTCAGAACTGCGGTTGGAAGTGTAAATGACCTATATGCTCTTTCAGGAAAAACTGATGAGCCATCAGCAGCAGGTCAGGTAAAAGAATATGCTACTATTGTTTATGTTACGGGTGATAGTAAATACTATGTATTAAAAGATGTTAGTAATATTGATAATCCTGCTGGCTGGGAAGAATTTGCTTCTGGTGGTGCTGGTACTTTAACCGGAGCAACAAATGGTTTAAGTCTTTTTAGCAGTGGAACATCGGTTGGATTAGGTAGTCCATTAACACAAAATACAACCATTTGTCTTGGAAGTGGTAGCACATATTATAGTTTAAGAATTTGTGATGATTATCAGACCGGATTATTTCTTGATCCAGCAAATGCAACTGTTTGTTTTGGTGGTACTGATGCAATTTCATGTGTTAGCGGTGCACAGATTGAAATCAAATCAGATGAAACATCATCTCCAAATCAATTTTCAATGTTTCAAGCACTTCCACAACAGGCACAAATCTATGCAATTAGTGGTAGTGGATATAGCACAATCGTTGTTGAACATAGTGGGATAACTGTTTGTACACTTGGTGAACCTAATTTTACCGGAATTCAATATGATGAAGATTATAGTCTAAATTATGTGGCACGTTCAATTCCTGATGTTGGTTGGGTAACTGGTTATACTTCAGGAATTACTGGAACAATAACTGGCGGTACAAATGGTTTAGGCTATATTAATAAGGATGTTTGTCTTGGTGGATCATTATTAAATGATACAACAATTAACCCCAATGGTTATAATTTAAATTTATCTGGAACAACAGGATCAATATCGTCATTTATTGGTACTCCAACATCATATAGTTGTGCTTCAGTTTCAATCAGTTGTGTTTCATTAGAGAAAGTTTCAACAACTAATTGGGCATATATTGATATTACGGGTACATCAATAACAACATGTTCAAAAGGCGGTAATTTAAATTATAATACGAATGGCAATATGATAATTACAGCACCTTCTGGTGCAACATATACAGGATGTTATCATAATAATTATACTGATCGTACACTTGTTGATAAAGAATATGTTGACAACAGCAAATCACATGTTTGCGTTGTTGTAACTGATGCTGATCCTTATTATATAACAGGTCTTGATATTGTTTATGTTGGTGTTTCAGGCGTTACCGAAGATCGTGTTTACTTACCAAGCGGTACATCATTGTGTATTGGCAGAAAAATTACAATTGCTGATGTTTGTGGTGAAGCATTAACTAATAGAATTATAATTGATGGTGCTGGCAAAAACATTAATAATACTGGTTGTGCTGTTATTAATACTGATTATGGTTCAATAACGCTTTTATATAATGGGTATTTCTGGAGTCCAATATCATTTGTTAATTAATGAGAATATTTTGTTGTTAGATTAAACTTAATAAAAAAAAAATACTATTTATAATAAACAGAAAAATAACTAAACATATACAAAAAACATAAACTATGGCTTTTACGACACAAACAAAAATATGGATTAACGATGCTCATGTTATTTCATGTTTAAGCGACACATTACATTTATCTGGTAGTACACTATTTGGTACTAATGCTGCATACTCAACAGGTATGACCAATAATTATAATAAAAATACAATTACCGATGTTGATTATGTAACTGGTCAAACAGCAAACAAACTTAATACTTCAATATTTAATGGTTATACAGGTGCAACTCAGACCATGTATAATGACGTTGGTGATCCAACTGGATTTATAGATAATGAAAATATTGTTGTAACTTATAGTACGACTGCAAGGACTATTACATTAACACATGCTGGTGGTATTGTGTACTATTGGAGAGGTAAAAAATATACGTTAGCATCTCCTTGGACAAGTACAGCACATACTAATGATACACAGGCATGGTATTTATATAGTAATGATGGTACTACATTTGCTTGGAGTACTGCTGTTTGGGATTTTGATAATGTACATGTTGCAGCAAGACCAGCAAATACAACATGGGCAATTCGTGAAGTTCATGGAACAATGCCTTGGGAAGTACATGAAGAACTTCATAGAACGATTGGAACATATCGTGTAAGCGGATTTGGTTTAACACCCGGCACATTTGTATTACAGCCAGTGAGTCCTACTGATGCAAATAACACTCCGGGTTTTGATGCTGGTAATATTGCTGACGAAGATTTGCAAACATCATTATCTGCATGGTCAGAAGGTAGTTATACTCAATTATATTTTACAAGCACTGGTACTGTTAATTTAGCAGCAGCACAGTCTAATTTATTTAGGGTTGGTGCATCATATCCAAAAATTAATCCTTGGAATGGTACGGCGTTTACTGAAACTGAAATGTTACATAACGAATATGCTAACTGGTATGTTATTAGAATTCCGGTTGCTGCAGATTCTGGTTCACAGTTATATAGAGCAGTTGTACTTCAGCCACAATTTAAATATGGCTCACTTGAAGCAGCACAAGCAGAAAGTCCATTAACAATTAATCTTGGTAACTTTACAAATTTAGCAGCAGAATTTGTGCTTATAGAAAGAATAACTTTACATACTGATAGTGGTTATACTTCAACAAATGATGTTAGAATTGAAGCATGGAGTGTTTTAACTGGTGCTAAATTTAATCAAACATCCACAACTCCGGGTGCTGGTTCAGTAACCGCAGGTAACGTTTCTGTTACTCCTTTGTCACCATTCACACAGACAAACTTACAGACATTAAGTGATGCATATGCTACATGTTTTAATACTCTTTCAAGTGGTAGTATATCATCAGCAAATAATGGTTTAACAAAATTAGGAACAAATGTTGTTCTTGGTGGCGGATTAACTGGTAATACGGTAATTGGTAGTGGCACATGTTTGTTAGGAATAAACGCTAATGCAATCAACCTAACTGGTGCTACAATTAAAATTAATGGTAGTTCAGCAGTTTGTTTAGTAACTGCTCCGGGTGCTGGTGCTGTTGATGATCTAATTCTTGTTAGAGATACGACAGGTGTTATTCAAACACTTTCAGTATCAACAGTTACTGGAAATACATACTCAAAAGCATGTATAAATGCATATACGGGTGCAACAGATATAAGACTCGATACGATTGAAGCAGACTATATTACTGGTGCAACCGAAGGTTTAACCAAAGTTGGTGTTCATGATGTTTGTCTTGGTGGTAATTTAACACAAACAGGTTCGGGTGTTATTGGTGATACACGTACAGATACAGTGGGTCTTAGATATGGCGGTATTTATCGTGGTGAGTTTGTATGTGATTCTCTTGTTGATGCAGCATATGTAACGGGTATGACATCTGCATTAAGTGGTAGAGTTGCCACAATTGAAGCAGATTATGTGACTGGTGGTACAAATGGTATTACAAAGACGAGTCCAACTTCTCATGAAGTTAAACTTGGTGGTGCATTAACCGAACCGACATCAATTGCTGGTGCATTCCCATTCACATTAAAATCAACAACACTTAATTTAAGTGGTAGTACATGTATTGGTATTAACAGTCCTGATGTTATGTTGGTTGCAACACCACCTACTGGTAGTGCTGCTGATTCAATTCTTACCAGATGTTCAACTGGTGAAGTTGCAATAGTTCCTTTCTCAACAGTAACTGGCAATACATATTCAAAAGCACAGATTAATAGTTACACGGGAGCAACTGATATAAGATTAGATACAATTGAAGCAGATTATGTAACTGGTGCTACTGGTTGTATTGTCAAATATGATGCACATAATGTTTGTCTTGCTGCTGCATCACAGGCAGTACTTAATACTGCATTAACGGGCACAACAGGTACACATCTTGGTACAAGTGGTGGACGTAATGTTTGTCTCGATACAACAGCAATTTGTATAATTGATAATGGAATTACGGGTGTAACCAATGGTTTAACAAAAGTTGGTTCACATTGTGCAAAACTTGGTGGTATAATAACTGAACCAACATTAATAACAGGTGCACAAGAATTTTCAATAAATGTTAATGAAATTAATCTTACTGGTGCATCAAGCGGTGTTTCAATTGGTGGTGCTGGTTTATATATACCAGCAACCATTCCGGGTTCTGGTGGATTACTTTGTATTGGTGCTGGTGGTCGAGTATGTCAAACATCATTATCAGCATTTGGTGGTATAACTGGTGGTACTAATGGTATTACTGATTGTTTTGGAAGTCAAAATCTTGGACTTGGTGGTGCATTAATTGAAGATACACAAATATGTGGTGCTGGATTTGATTTAAATTTAGGTACTCCTGCAAGTAAATTAGATGTATTTGCGGTTAATGCTGCAGGTGCTTCAACAATTTGTGGTGGTACTTTAGGAATATTTGAAAGTGGTGCTACATTTACTGATTTAAGGGCAGGAACTGGTAGAACTGGTATTCAATATGCTTCTGATTACAGTACGTCATTTGTTCCAAGTTCACTTGTAACAAAATGTTATGTTGATACAGTTGCTGCCGGATTACATCCTCATGATGTTGTTAAGGTTGCAACAACTACAAATATTGACCTTAATGGTGCTGAAACAATTGACGGTATTGCAGTAACAACTGGTGATAGAGTTCTTGTTAAAAATCAGACAACTGGTTCAACAAATGGTATTTATGTGGTTAATACTGCAGGTGCTTGGACACGTGCAACAGACTTCGATGGTACACCAACAGGTGAAGTTGTAAATGGTGACTTAGTTCCTGTATTCACTGGTGCTACACAGGCTAATACAATTTGGGTGTTAACAACATCTGACCCGATTACTGTGGGTACTTCTTCATTAGACTTCACATTATTCTCAAGATTATTAGGAATTGTTGCTGGTGATGGTATTGATGTAACGCCAAATGGTTCAAATCAGACAGTTTCTGTTGATTTAATGACTAATGGCGGTCTTGCAATTTGTACAACTGAATTGGCTGTTGCTGATACAATTGCTGGTATTGGTTTATCTTGGAGTGCTGGTGTTATTAATGCAAATGTTTGTAGTGGTGGTACTTCTGGAATACCAGTTAGATATAATGTTGGTGATACTTGTCTTGTTGTTAATAAAGCAGATATTAGCACTGCTCTTGGTGGTGTTATTACTGGTGCAACAAATGGTTTAACCGAAAGTCCTGAAGGTACTGTAATTCTTGGTGGTTCAATATCAACAGTAACCAACTTGAGTATTGCAGCAACTGGTGGTTTAACAATAACTGACGCACATCTTGCTGGTGCAAGAACTGGTATTGTATATGCTAATGATTATAGTGATGATTATGTTGCTCGTTCACTTGTTGATGCTGATTATGTAACTGGTTTAACTTCAGGCTTGGATGTAAGACTCGATACAATTGAAGCAGATTATGTAACTGGTGCAACTGGTGGTATTTACAAAACCGATTGCCATACCGTTAGTTTAACAGCATTGAATGAAGCAATACTTGCAGGTGCGTTAACTGGTTCAACAAACGGACTTACCGATGACGGTAGGATTGTTAAATTGGGTGGTATATTAAGTGAAGATACAACTATTAGTGGTGGTACTGACTACGATTTATTATTAGGTGTTACTGCAAGTCGAATTGATAATTTTGAAGTAAGATCGTGTACTGGTACAATTGATTCTGCATCAGGATTATTAATTTATGGTAGTGGAACAACACTTTATGTTGACTGCAATGGACTTTGTATTACCGATACTTGTAGTCAGAGGGGAGCAGTTTATGATAGTGATTATTCAGACAACTACGTAGCACTTTCACTTATCACATGTCAAGACCTATGTGAAGCAACTTCAGGTATAACTGGTGCAATAACAACAGCAAACAATGGTTTAACAAAACTTGGTCAGAATGTCGTTCTTGGTGGCACATTGACAGGCGAAACAACAATAATTACTTCTGGGGGTTCGTTTAATTTATGTACCCCTCTTGGTGGTTTAAATTATAGTACTTTTTCTCATGGTGATGGTACAAGTATAAAATATTTTGATGGTAATCCGGGTACATGTTTAGATGTTAACAGTGGTGGTATTACAATGCAAACTAAAGATGATAATATATCAATGTTTGCTGGTGATGATATTTGTTTGAGTGCTAACAATTCACTTGATATATACTTAACTGCAGGTATAATCACTGATGGAAATGGAACACCTTCAGGTTTAACATATGCTGCGGATTATAGTGCAACATTTGTTGATAACTCACTTATCACTAAGAAATATGTTACATCACAAATTTCTGGTATAACCGGAAATGCAATAACTGGTGCAACTAATGGTTTGTGTAAGGTTGGTCAGGATGCTGAACTTGGTGGTTTATTAACAAAATATACTGCAATATCACTTGGTGCATTTGATTTACAAGTTACGGGTACTTGTACTTGTTTCTGTCTTATGCCAACCGAAGCAACATTGAAATCTTGTACAACATATTTATGTGGTAAAGATACTGGTTTTATTTTAAGTGATGCTACTTATGGTGCTGTTTTTGTTGATAGTAGAACTGGTACTACAGCACATGGTCTTGAATATTATGATGATTATAGTACAAATTACACATGTCTTTCACTTGTAAATGTTGGATATGTAACTGGTTTAACATCGGGTATACAAGCAGATATTACACAAATTTGTAATGATATTGATTATATTTCAGGTATAACTGCTGCTAATACTGCAGATATTTCAGCACTTGGTGCAATATCTGGATTTACATTACAATCAATCACTGGTGTAACCAATGGTTTAACAAAAGTTGGTGCTCATAGTGCTAAACTTGGTGGTACTCAGTTAAGTGAAACAACAGTAATACCGGGTAATTCACAAATATTCAGTTTAACTGGATTGACTGACCTTAATCTTGGTGGAACAACAGTTGATATAACAGGTATAGTAACACTTCAATCAACACCTGCAACTGGTTCTGTAACAACAGATGCCGTTCTTGTTTGGAATTCAAGTGATAAACAAATCAAGCAAATACCTGCAACAAGTCTTGGTGAAGACAATAATGATTACAGTATGACTGTTGTTACAGGTAATACAACATTAACAACAGGTAGTACATATGCAATCCTCGCTAATTCACCAACGGTAGCAAGAACAATTACATTACCAGCAACTCCGTTTGACGGACAGGCGTTTAAATTTAAAGATGCTGGTGGTCAGGCATTAACATATAATATTACAATTAGTGGTAATGGTAATAATATTGACGGTGATCCAACAGCAGTTATTAATACTGATTATGGTGCTCTTGAATTATTGTTCAACACAGCACTTGACAAGTGGCTTGTAATGAGTTTTGTTAACTAATAATTAAATAATGGTGGGGTGGTAAAAAAACCACTCCACCCTAATTTTAATTAAATTAAATCGAGAAATGGAAAAATTAACAGAAATGCAAAGAGAAATAATTAATGAAATTGTCGATAAAAAATTAATAAATTTTAAGGCAAAACTTGATCCTGAAGAAAAAAAAGATTTGAAGGAATACATGCATACCTGTATGGCTGGTTATCACGCTAAAGTTGATGCTCAAAATCTCATAACTAATAACACATTAAAAAATATTGAAGATCATTTAAAAAGTCTAAACGGTAAGGTTGCTGAACATGAAAAAATAATCAATGAACGTGCATTGGTTGTTAAAGATTTCGAAAATCACGTTGAGAATAGAGTTCAAACTTGTCCACAAGAAAAACGTTTAAGAGTTTTGGAAGACACAAATTTATCAACCAAATCTGTTAAAAAGGTGATGGGTGCTATGTTTGCTGGGGGTATCGCTCTTGGCGGTTTAATTATTAGTATTGTTAAACTGATAACCGGATAAAATTTAATTTAAAATTCATTAATAAAATGGGAATGTAATAATTCCCATTTTTTTTCTTGTATGTAAGGTTTTTTCTGATTACTTTCGTATTTATAAAAAAATATAAAAAATTATAATGGGTGTTGTTTATATTTATGGTTTGATTGATCCAAGAAATGAATTAATACTTGAAAATGTTCGATATGTTGGAAAAACAAAACAATTTGTTTGGAAAAGATTATGTAAACATGTTCAAGACAGTAAAAGGGGAATTGCACCAGTCCATAAATGGATACGTAAATTAAAAATTGATGAACAAAGACCCATTTATATTATACTTGAAGAATGTGATGAAAGCAATTGGAAGGAATTTGAAAGAAAATATATCTCATTATTACGAAAATCCAATAGATTACTAAACGTTACTGATGGTGGGGAAATGGAAGGTAATTATATTCATCCAACAAAAAGTGTTTATTGTTATAATGAATATGGTAATTTCGTAAGAAAATATGATTCAATTACTGAAGCATCAAATGATATTGGTGTTAGTATTTCAAAAATATCATTAGCATTGAATCAAAGAATTAATAAAAGTGCTGCTAATTATTATTGGTTTACAAGTTTACAAAAAAAAGAAAATATTGTATTTAGAAGAGCAGCCAGAAGAAATATTCCGATTATTCAGAAAACATTGGAAGGTGAATTTGTTGCTGAATACATTGGTCAAGGCGAAGCAGAAAGAGTGACAGGAATTAGTGCAAAATTAATAAATAAAAGTTTAAGAATCCCAACTTATTCACAAACAAATGGTTATAAGTGGGAATATAAAAATAATTTAAATTAAATAAAGTATGTTATGAAGAACGATGGTACGATAAAAGAAGGCGATAAATTTGTTATATTTCATGTTGAGGGGGGCCACGGAAAAAACGTGATGGCTACGGCAGTTTGCAGAGCAATAAAGAAAGCACATCCAGATAGAAAATTAATTGTGGTTTGTGCTTGGGATGGTGGTTATTTTTATAATCCCGATATTTTTCGCTTTTATACATTTGGTCAGATGCAATATTTCTTTGATGATTTTATTAATCCAGATACAATCATATATCGTCAGGAAGTTTATCATACGGAAGACCACATTCTTCAAAGAAAACATTTGACACAATCTTGGTGTGATATGTATGGAATTCCTTATGATGGTTATAAACCAAAAATCTATTTAAACCCCAGAGAACTCGAAATAGCGAGAGATAAAATTAAGCCTAATAACAGACCAATTATGTTGTTACAAACGCATGGCGGGTCTCCTACGGGGCAATACAGTAAAAAATCATGGTTTAGGGATATGCCGATTGAAATTGCACAAAAACTTGTGAATTATTTCGCCAAATCATATAGAATTTTGCATGTTAAATCTCCTGAACAACCAAATTTACAGGGGGTAGAACAATTAACTTTACCATACAGGGAACTTTATGCGGTATTTCCACTTTCAACAAAAAGACTATTTATTGATAGTTTTGCACAGCATGTTGCAGCAGCACTTGATCTTCAAAGTACTGTTGTTTGGATTGGAAATAAACCTGAAGTGTTCGGATATCCCGAACATATCAATGTAACCCCAAATGCAAATTATGTTAGGGAATTGAATAAATTCAGTTATCTTGAACAATTCGATATTTCGGGTCAAATTCAACAATTTCCATATGATACAGTTAATCTTTTCGACATAAATAAAATTATTGAAGCCGTGAATAAGCAGAAGTAGTTGTTTGTAGTTTAATTTTGTTATTTTCTAAACCCATCTAAATTGATGGGTTTTTTTTGTTTATAATAAATTAAGTCTTATCATAAAGTATTTATAAATAAGAATTATATATTATGGCATACGATAACAGACCCAATATAAGTTGCAGACAATTTATACAGGAAACAGGTGATACTTTTATTTTTTCAGGATCAAATTATTTCTGTGGTATTCTTAACTCACAATTAGGTTATCAAATTAATTGTTATCCATTTTTTTATGCTGGCAATGGATCAACATCAATAAGAATAGGATTAAACGCTAATACTAATTCATATTCTACAGCAATTGGTTATAACACATGTGCAACCGGATTACGTTCAATTTCAATTGGTTGTGGTTCTGCAGCATGTTGTAATGATAGTATTTCAATTGGAGATACCAATGTTTCTTGTGGTAAAGGAAGTGGTATTTTAGGTGGTAATGATAATGTGATTTGTAGTAATGTTACTGGCGCAACATTAATTGGAAATGTACCACCGGAAGGTAATACATATTGTTTAGATAATTCAGCATATAATAATTATGTTGTTGTTCCAAATCTTGCAATTTTAAATATTCCATCAGGTACTGGTTGTTATTTATGTGTTGATAGTGTAGGAAAAATCGGCAAAACAGCAGGTGGTACAATATCAATACCACTAACAGAAAAAATTAGCCGATCAATAACATTACCATCTCATGGATTTTCAGGTGGAACAGTTATTGGTTTCAGTGGCGGTGCTTATAATAAACCAATTGCCGATGGTACATATGATGGTGAAGTAATTGGTATTGTAAGCAAGTGTTGTGGCATAAATACTTTTGAATTAACACAAGCAGGTTATGTAACTGGCTTAACGGGTTTAAGTGCAAGCACCACATATTTTCTTAGTGATGTAACACCGGGTTTATTAACAACTATTGCACCAACAGCAGATACACATATTAATAAAGCAGTATTAATAGCAACATGTACATCAGCAGGATGGGTTTTACCATATCCGGGATATATAATAACAACTGGTGGTACAAGTACTGGTGGAACTGGTGGTATATCTTGGTGTGGTTCAACGACAGATGGAATTGCTACTTATGTTGATTCAACACATGTTTGTAGTGAACCGGGTTTAACATATAATGGTTCAAAATTAGAATTTGCTAATGGAAATAAATGCATTACTATGATGACTGGCACAAGCGGTAATCAGATACTTAATATTTGTGGTAGTTGTTCAGTGACTTTTGGGGTTGATGCTGGTGATGTGTATATTTTTGGTGGCTGTAATTATTGTAGTTCACAGGGTGGTGGTGTTCGTTTATGCGGGGGAAATGCTTGTAGTTTTGGTGGTGAAATTTGGCTTGAAGGTGGTATGTCAACTGGAAATGCTTCAGGTGGATTTGTTCTTATATGTGGTGGTAATAACATATATTCTTTCAACCCCGCAGGTGCTGGTGGTTCTATTCAAATTTGTGGGGGATGCTCGTGCAGAAAAGAGGGTGGATATATTTCACTTTTAGGTGGATGTTCAACTTATGATTGTGGTGGTGATGCAATAATTTGTGCAGGTAATTCTGCTAATTGTGATGGTGGTGATATTTTAATTGAATCAGGTAATGGAAGTGGAACAACAAATGGTGGTAGTATTTGTTTAACAACAAAAAAAGATATTATATTAAGTGGACTTCCTGCAAAATCGGGTGAAACATGTGGAATTTATATAAGTTCATTGGGTAAATTAAGTTATGGTCTCATAAGTGGTAGTACAAGTGGTGGTATTGGTTGGTCATGTTTATCATTGGGTACAACTATTGCTGGTTGTGGAACATGTAGTAGTGGAACTACGATATGTAATAATACTTTTTATGGTGTATATGCGGGACTAAGTATAAGTACTGGTCATGATAATGTTGCTATTGGTACAGGTGCACTTTATAGTAATACAACAGGAAGTGGTAACACTGCCATTGGTAGTTGTACACTTATTTTAAATAGTTCTGGATGTTATAATACTGCTATTGGTAAGTCCGCACTTTATTCAAATACTCTTGGAAGTTTAAATACCGCCATTGGTCATATTGCACTTTATAATAATGTAAGTGGATTTAGAAATGTTGCAACCGGAATGTATGCACTTTGGGGTAATAATATTGGATGTGATAATACTGCAAATGGATACACTTCACTTATTTCAAATTCAAGTGGAAATAAAAATACTGCAAATGGTTCTGGTGCACTTTATTATAATACTATTGGAAGTGGCAATACTGTAAATGGTTTTGAAGCATTGCATCAAAATAATAGTGGAAATTATAATGTTGGTATTGGCTATGAAGCAGGATATTATCAAACTGGTTCAAGTAAATTACATATTGCAAACAGTAGAAATTGTTCATTAATTTATGGTGAATTTAATAACAAAAGATTAGTGGTAAGTGGTACTACTGAAATTGTAAATAATTCAGGAATAAATTATTTCTATTTGGGTGATAAAGATACAAACAATAGTTGGAGAATGTATGTAAGTGGCGGAACTAATTTGGTATTTGAAAGAAGAATAACTGGTACTTGGACTTGTAAGGGTTCATTTGCTGGATAAACTTTATAATAATTTAAAAATAAAAAGCATTGACACCTATTTGAGTATTTATTATAAATAAAGTAGAAACAAATGGCAGTAGATACAAAACCCAATCTAAGCGATAGTAAATTTGAACAACTTTCCGGTGAAACATTACATTTATCTGGTTGTACAATCATACACAATTATGGTGAGTTTACACTTGACAGTGGTGCAACATTATCAATATTAACAAATCCCGGTAGTGGCAAAGTTTTAACGTCAGACTCTCAGGGTGTTGCAACATGGCAAAATATAACATTATCGTCAGGTGAAAATATAACAAAAGAAATCACACAATCATCACATGGATTTGTTGCTGGTGATATCATTGGATTTAGTGGCGGTACATATAATAAAGCAATTGCTGATGGTACATATGATGGTGAGGTAATTGGTGTTGTAAGTTGTTGTGTTAACATAAACACATTCTGTGTAACACAAGCCGGATTCATAACCGGATTAACTGGCTTACAAACAAGTTGTACGTATTTTTTAAGTGATTTAACAGACGGTTTAATGACAGCCATTGCACCAACAGGTGATTCTCATGTTAGTAAATCTGTTTTTATTGCAACATCAAGTTCAAGCGGATATGTTTTACCGTATCCGGGATATATAATAACAACTGGCTCTACTGGTGGTAGTCTTAGTGCTTGCAATGGTTTAACTGATGATGCGGTTAGCGTTTGCCTTGGTGGATTATTATGTAACAATACGATCATTGATGGAAATAGTGGTGCGTATGATTTATCGATAACAAATTTAGATTCTTTTAATTTAGGTTTTGATAATGTTTCAACAATAACAGATGGTGGCACAAACGGTGGTTTAAGATATGCTGATAATTATTGTGGTAATTATGTAGCACGTTCAATTCCTGATGTTGCTTATGTAACCGGACAAACAGCAGCAGTCTGCCTTGGTTGGTCAAATTTAACGAATGGATCAACGGTTGCAGGTTGCGGAACACCAGCAAGTGCAACGACAATATGTAATAACTCATTTTATGGTGTTGAAGCAGGAAAAAATATTGGAATTGGTTGTAATAATGTTGCAATCGGAACAATGGCGTTAAATGATACAACTATTGGTAACTGCAATACTGGTGTTGGTACAGAAGTTCTTTATAATAATATTAGTGGTAATCATAATACAGCATTAGGATACAGGGCATTATATAGTGACGAGACTGGTTGTGGTAATGTTGCAATCGGTTATCTTGCTGGTCAAAACGAAACTGGTTCAAATAAATTATATATCGCAAACAATGCAACATTACCTTTAGTTTATGGTGATTTTACCGCTCAGTGTTTAGTTATTAACGGTCAATTAAAAATCACCGGAGTTACAAATGGTGCTTGTACTGATAGCATTTTGGTGTGGAGTACAGGTGGATTAGTTAAAAAAGTTCCTTATGTCAGTGGTGATACGAGTATTACAATTACTGGTGCAACAAATGGTTTATCAGTAAATGGTACGAATCAAGTAGTTCTTGGTGGAACATTATGCGAAACAACAACCATACTTGGTGCTGGTCAGGATTTAACAATTGGTACTTGTGATGGTGGTGCAAGTCCGCTTACAAATATTTGTATGTGGTCAAGTGGTTCTACGTGTATAGGTAATATCACGGCAAATGGTTGTGCAGTTTTTCTTGCCACCAATGAATTAATAAGTATTGATAGTCAGATAGGTACAATGTGTTCTCAAGTAGGACTAAATGCAAATAATTTATCCCTTGGTGCTGTTTCTGGTGCAACGTGTACTATAATCGACATGTGTAATGATTATATTAGAATTGAGGGTACGAGTGGGTTTAGGGGTGTTGAATATTATGATGATTATTCTTTGAATTATACATGTCTTTCACTTGTTAACGCTGGTTATGTGACTGGTTTAACAGCAAGTCTTGGAAAATGTTGTAGTTTACTAATAACTGGTAATAGTTCTAATACTGGATTTACAGTAAACCATGCATTAAATAAACAATTTGTAATGGTTCAAGTGATACAAGCAGCATCGCCATACGCAACAGTTTATACTGATGTTCAAAGAGTAAACGCAAATTGTGTTTGTGTTTTATTCGATACAGCACCAGCAACAGGTACAAATTATTGTGTAATAATAATAGGATAAGAATGAAGTATTTATATAAAATGAAATAAAATGGGAAACAGATCAAACATAAATTTAGTTGGCAATACAACACAAGGTCAGAATCTTGGTGCAGGAGATGCCTGTGTTTTTAAATGTAAATCTGGTGGAAATAATTTACAATTTAGAACAATATCTTCAACGGGAAGTTCAATTCAAATATTTCAAACAGATGAAAAAATATTAATTTCCGGTGCAACTGGTGGTGGCATAACTGGTGCAACAAATGGTATTGGAACAACATCAGGATGTAGAGTTTGTCTTGGTGGCATATTAGCAAATAATACGATTATTAATTTAGCATCAAATTCCTTAATTTTCAATAATGGTAGTGTAATTTCTTCTGGTGCAACAGGTAATGGGTTTGATAGTTATAATGATTATAATATTAGTGGTACTACATTTCTATGCGTGCCACGTAAAAGTTTCAGTTTTGGAAATTTAGCATTAGGATATCAAGTATTAAATAATACTTCAACGGGTGAAGATAATACTGGAATTGGCTATCAAGTACTTTATAACGTTACAACGGGTAGTCATAATATTGGTGTTGGCTGTTACACTCTTGCCAGCAATACTTGTGGTAGTTGTAATATTGGTATTGGTTATCAAGTACTTCGTTATGGCGCATGTGGTTGTAATAACATAGCACTTGGTAATAACGCACTTCAGAGTACATGTGGTTGTGGTAATGTCGGATTAGGAAATCAAGCACTTGTAAATAATTTAACGGGTAGTGATAATATTGCAATAGGGTTTGAAGCGTTGTGTTGTAATACTACTGGCAGTTATAATATTGCTCTTGGTTATTATGCAATGGCATTTGCCACTGGAACAACTAACATAAATAATATTGCTCTTGGTACACAGGCACTTTGTTGTAATACTGGCTTTCATAATCTTGCTCTTGGTTCAGAATCACTTAAAAATAAAATAGCAGGTAATTATAATGTTGCTGTTGGTAATTTATCACTTTATTCTAATACGGGTGGTAGTGGTAATGTTGCACTTGGTGTTGGTGCTGGATATAACGAAACTGGTTCAAATAAATTACACATAGGAAATTGTTGTAACTGTTCATTAATTTATGGTGAATTTGATACTAAAATGGTTAAGGTTGATGGTTGTATGTGTATTACAGGACTTCCAGCAAGAAGTGGCGAAGGTTGTGTTGTTTATGTTGATGGTTCGGGTAAATTGAGTTGCGGTCCTGCTTCAACTGGTGGAACTGGCGGTGGAATTGGTTGGTCTAATTTAACTAATGGTTCAACTGTTGCTGGTTGCGGAACAGTTGCAAGTGGTTCAACTTTATGTGATAATACAATTTATGGCGTTTGTGCTGCTTCAAGTTTAACTTGTGGTGATGCTAATGTGGCGATTGGATATCATGCATTTTATAATGGCATAAGTGGCTGTACTAATATTGCAATTGGACGTTATGCGATATGTAAATCACGAAATGATAATGATAATATAGGTATTGGTGTATATTCGTTAATGAATGTTAGTGGTAGTAGTGGTAATGTTGGGGTAGGATCAAATACATTATGTAAAGTAAATGTTGGAACATATAATGTTGCTATTGGATATCAAGCAGGTATGGGTATTACTTCCGCACAAGCAAATGTGGCAATAGGTAACGGTACATTTGAAATAGGTCCTGTAACTGGTCGTGCTAATGTTGCAATAGGTTCGAATGCAATGTGTAACACGCAAAGTGGTAATGATAATTTTGCTGTGGGTTTGAGTAGTATGGCTGCTAACACATCTGGTAGTAATAATTTTGCTTTTGGATATTATTCATTATCAGCAAATCAAACTGGTAGTAATAATATTGTTTTTGGATATAGAGCAGGATGTTACATTACTGGTAGCGATAATGTTGGTATGGGTTGTTATGCCATAAGAGGAACTTCTGGAACAGCAACTGGAACAAAAAATATTGCAATTGGTGATTGTACGTTATATACTCTAACCAGTGGCGTAAATAATATCGCCATTGGTAGTAATGCATTGTATTCTAATACGAGTGGTGGATACAATATTGCAATTGGAACAGGTACATTATGCGGAGCAACTACGGGTGTGGTAAATATTGCAATTGGAAGATATGCCATGAGTAATTGTATTGTTACTGGTAGCGTTAATATTGGTATTGGTCAGTATGCTCTTTGTAATTTAACGAGTGGCGATGGTAATACGGTTGTTGGTCACGGTGCATCAACTTCAATTACCACTGGTTGTTATAACACCGCAATTGGTCAATCTACTGCACCTAATATTACAACTGGTTGCTATAATATTGCACTTGGTTCTTTTGCATTAAATAGTACTGGAACGGGTTGTTATAATATTGCAATGGGATGTCTTTCACTTGAACAAGCACAAACATTATCTAATAATATTGCAATTGGTTCTGCTGCAGGAAGATTACTTACTGGTGGTACTTGTAATGTATATATCGGTAGAGAGGCAGGATATAATACGTGTAATGGCTCTGGAAATATTATGATTGGAACATGTGCTGGTTACAATACTGCAAGTGGAACAACAAGCAATAAGTTCGTTCTTGCTAATTGCGCTAATGCGTTCTTAATTAAGGGATGCTTCAGTGATTGTACAATTTGTAATGGCACAAATTCAACAGCATGGAATACAACATCAGATGCAAGAATTAAAGAAAATGTTGTCACAATATCATGTGCAATTAACACATTAACTGAACTTAATCCGGTTATATTTGATTATACTGAAAATTATTCAGAAAAAATGAGTTGGGATTGTTGCAAAAGAATTTGTAATTATGGATTTGTCGCACAAGAATTTGAACAAGTATTTCCAAAATACGTAGCAATTGGTTGTGAGAAAATTGGTAATTGTGTAATTGAAGACATCAGAAGCATTAATGATGGTCATTTAGTTCCATTACTTGTAAAAGCAATACAGGAACAACAGGCACAGATCAACAATTTATGTGAAAGAATAATTCAATTGGGCGGATAAAGTATTTATATATAAAATAGAAAGAAATGGCACTTTTAAAAAATCAATACATAAAAAAATTCAACATAACCTTAACAGATTGTTATTGGAAAATTGAGGATGAGAATGGTATTGTTGGCGGTAAATCAAAAATTCGTGTAAGAATGAATTGTTTCAGAAACAAGAAAAATGCAAATTTAAATAAAGAAAAAATTGCAGATTTTGATTTTGAATTTAAACCAAATCTTTCAAATGACGCTGAAAATATCATTAAACAAGCATATGATTTTGCAAAAACATTACCTGAATTTAAAGGCGCAGTTGACGCATAAAATAAATTAAAAATGAGCAAAAATACTCAAGATATTAGTGATGTTGGATCGTTTGCACAGCGTCCGGGTTATGATCGTACACATAATATGTTGGTCGATGAAAGATCATCAACCGAATATTTTATTGGCAATTCAAAAAACGGTGTAAACACTTCAAAACCAATTTGGCGCATAAAGAAAATATGGAAAATTGGCAGTGTTTGGCATTTTGGTTTTCCTAATGGCAATGAAGATTTTACATTTGTTTGGGATAATAGATCAAGTAGTTATACATATAAATAATAATGAGTTGTTTTGCGGATACACAGGATATTACTGATCGCATTGTTTGTTATGTGATTCCTACTGGTGGAAAGTATTTTCCAAAAGAAGGTACTGTTAATGGTCAAGATATTACCGATCAGTTAACTGTTTATACTATCTTAACAGGTACAACTTATTTTCCGAAAATTCAAACATTTGACAATACTCAAGACATTACGGATCAATTAACATATTTTGTTCTCTCAACAGACGGAACATATCTTATTCAGTCTGGTAGTAAAAATACTCAGGATATTACAGATCATACATCATATTATGTTGTTCCTATTGGTGGAACATATTTCCCTGCCGATGAGAGTTGGATTAACGGACAGGATATAACAGATCATTTAACAGTTTATGTTGCTCCGGCAGCATAGTTAAACACACATATTATAATTGATTGAAATAAGGGAATATATATTTTCCCTTTTTTTGTTATTAACCATAATCTAATCCTACTTCAAAAGTATTTATAAAAAATGTATAATTAATGGCAACCTTTACAGTCGATCTATTAACTGGCGAAATATATTTATTTACTGGTGATTTTAATGGTAGTGGAAGTACTCCAACTACTGGTGCAACATATCCCCAAGTTGAATATTATGATGATTTACCATTACCCGCTTCCGATTATGCGGGTTTAATATATGTTGTTTTAAAAAGTAGTGGTTTTTGGTTGGTTAATAGGCATGATGCCGGATTATATTATTCAAATGGTGCAGCATGGGTAAGATTAGGTGATATTCCGTCATATTTTAATAATTTAAATTTTCAAATTTACGATGGCATTGATAATACCAAAGGGATTAAGTTTGTTACATCAGGATTAACATCGGGCATATTTCGAAATTTAAAGATTCAAGATTCGAGTGGTACAATTGCATATTTAACGGATTTAAACACAAAAGTTGATCAATCGTTATTCAATACATTCACCGGAACAACACTGCCAGCAAATTATTATAATAAAATCGAAATTAATAATTATACTGGTGTAACAGATATACGCATTCAAGATATTGAAGATTATGTTCTTTTGCTTGATGAAGAAGTAACCGGATTAACAGCAGCCTTTAATAGTCACACCGGACAAACTGGTAGTGGTAGCATACACTTTACCGGACACACATTTACACAATCAGGTATAACCGTTATTACACAAGTTGGTGATAATATTAACATTTATATTCCTTCAGGCAGTTCATCGTCAGTATCTTGGAGTAATATTACCAATAAACCAGCATGGTTAAGTGCATTAACGTTAGAAGAATTTCAAACAGGACACACGCACTCATATGAAAACTTAACAGGAATACCAAAACCAATGCAATTATTGGATACTGTTGGTGGTGTTAATGTAAATAATATAGCAGCAACAGCAATTCAATGGACAACGGGAACAACCGGAACAAGTTTAAATTTTACTGGTGGTTCTCGTATTTATATACAAAGAAATGGTTTATACGGCATTTCATATGTTCTAAATGTTAATAGTGATAGTAGTAGTCCAAAAAACATTGGGACTATAATTAGAAAAAATGGGAATTCTGATATAACACCAATGAGTAGTGCTTCATTTAATTTAAATACTGCAAATGACTCAAGCACTAATATGATGCCCGAATATATGGTATCACTCTCGAATGGTGATTATATTGAATTAATGGCATTTAGAATTGGTGATGCGGGTATTGTTACCACAATTGGAAACGGAACATGGATAAAAATAAACAAAATAATATAGAAATATAAAAACAAAAAAAATGGCACTTAGATATGTAATTTACAGCACAGGCACTACATTTGCGGGTACAATATTCGCAGAAAGTATAACATTACCAGCACCATCAGCATTTACTGCATCGTATCAAACGGATTTCATGATTCCTGAGATTCAACCGTTGTATCTTTGGCGAGTAGATAGTTTGGTTAGTCCATCAACACTAATACCAAATACTGATGCAAATATAGAAGCATACTTAGATAGTATTGCACCGCCACATACACCTAATGATGTGGTTTTGTGGGATGATCTAACTGGTGCAACATCGCAAAAAATTGATAAAGTTACCGGAGCAACTGATAATATAGCAATTTTCACTGCGGATGGAAATCTTCAAGATGGTGGTTATACCATTCCAGAATTAACGGGTCTTACTACCTATACTTTTGCTGGTGGTGGTGGAACAAGTGTTACCCAAACTGGTAATTCAATAACGATTTATTCAACACCCCCAACAGGTACAAGTGTTGCTTGGGGTGATATTACTGGTAATATTCAAAACCAAACAGATTTATGGGATAATTTAACATATCTAAGTGGTGCAACAACTGGCAATACTGCAGCAATTCAGGCAAACTATAATTTATTTACTGGATATACTGCGTCAACACAACCAATAATTGATGGTGCGTTAACTGGAGCAACAGATGCTGGAACTGGAATCACATTGATTAGTGGTATTGTTGATAGAGAAGTTGTTCTTAAAACAATATCTGTTGTAGGTGGTTTATCGTTTATCAGTACTGGTGATACCATAATAATTAGTGGTGGTACTGGTGGTATGTCAACCGTTGAATGGGGTGATATTACTGGTTCGCTTTCAGGTCAGACTGATTTGTGGAATGTGTTAACTGGTATGACTGCTGATACAGCAACAAAATTAGATACTTCAGTATTCACTGGTTATACTGCAACAACACAACCAATTTTAGATGCAGCATTAACAGGAGTTACCAATTTGGGAACAGGTACTACATTGGGTAACTATTTAGGCAGAAATGTAACACTTAAATCAATTGATGTTACTGGTGGATTACAAATAATTAGTGGTACTGGTGATACGTTAATAATTAGTGGTGATACTAATGTAACACCTGCTTGGGGTGATATAACAGGCACACTTTCAGATCAAACTGATTTATGGAATACATTAACTGGAATGACTGCTGAAACAGCAACAAAACTTGATATATTAACATTTAGCGGTTATACTGGTACAACACAAACCTTAATTAATTCTAAAGTTACTAAAGTAACTGGTGCAACACAAAATGATATTGTAATATTTGGTGTTGGCGGTGAAGTTGCTGATAGTGGTGTGCAAATCAGAGTGGATGTACGACCATTAAGTGCTGCAACAGATTCATATGTTCCGACTGAACAAGCAGTAAGAGAAGCAATTAATAATGCAATTTCTGGATATATTATATTGCAGGGAGATTGGAATGCGGGTACAAATACACCAGATTTAACTGTTACTGGAATAACAACTGGTTTTGCTTGGAGAGTATCAGCAAGTGGTATAACTAATTTAGGTGGTATTACTGACTGGCAGGTTGGTGATTTGGCAGTTAAAACATCAGGTGGTTGGTTAAAAATCGATAATACTGAAATTTCTGCTGTTTGGGGAAACATTACTGGCAGTATTTCAAACCAAACCGATTTATGGAATATATTGACTGGTACAACTGCTGCAACAGCAACTAAACTTGATACAATTATATTTACTGGCTATACAGCCACAACTCAACCAATAATTGATGCTGCTCTTACGGGTGCTACAAATGGATTGCATTATGATGGTACACGTAGAGTTGGACTTGGTGGTAATTTAACTGGAAATACAATAATTGATGGTTTGGGATTACATGATTTGACAATTGCAAATATTGATGAATTCCAAATTAATACAAGCGGAAATTCAACAGTATTTGGTGTTGATAATGTTGGATTAACATTCATATTTTCTGGCGGTTCTGTTAGTTTTGAAGATACTGGTGGTTTAAAATATGGTGATGATTATAGTTCAGGTTTTACAGCACGTTCACTTGTTGATGTTGAATATGTAACTGGTTTAACTGCTGGTTTACAGTCACAAATTGATTTTATTTCAGCAGCGACAACTGCCAACACTGCAGCAATTCAGGCAAATTTTGAATTATTTACCGGATATACCGCAAGTACAAAAAACAAGGATAAGAAAATCATATTGGTTTCAAGTGCAGCAACCAATGTTAATACTGTTGCATCAACACCGATTCCTTGGAATAGTGCAACATTATATGATGCAACAGGTGCTGTAATTACTGGTACATCAGATACTTATGCATGGACAGGTGGTAGTGGTGGAGTGTTAATTAAAGAAACTGGTTTGTATGAAATTTATTATCACGTTACTGTTGCAAATGGCGCAGGTGCTACATCACGATCTGTTGGTTCATACGTGTCACTTAATAGTACAACTACGATTGACACAACAGCAAGTGGTGCTGTGTTAATAATATCAAATGCTAAAGAAGTATTGACAGTACCACCAGTGATAGTATCATTGAATGCAAATGACATATTACATGTGATCGCATTTAGAGTAACTAATAGTGGTAGTGTTCTTACTGTACCAAATTCAGTATTTTTTGTAATAAATAGATTAGCATAATAAAATGGCTGCAGAGTATTTTTTATATCACACAGGATATAGTAATACATTGATGGAAAGGAGCAACACAAGTTTTGCTCCTTCTCCACCATATGGGGAAATATATATTGATTATTTCATTCCCGAAATACAATCACTATATCTATATCGTGAAAGTGGTGGTACTATAATATACAACAGCCAAGAAACAATTGAAGAATTTGTTAATGATATTGTATCACCGCCAAATTATGATGATTATCTTACAATAGGAGCATTTACTGGCTATACTGATATAACAGCACCTGCAACATATGTAAATGTTACTGGTGATACTATGACTGGCACATTAACAACGTTGTCTAATCTGCATGCATCGGGTCAAGTATCTGGTTCATCGGTTTATGGTAGCGTCTGGATTCATTCACCAATAATAAGTGGTAGTTCTTGTATTCAAGCACCAATAACTTGTGGTAAAACTTGTGTAATATCACCAGTTATTTTAGGTTCAACAAGCGTATCTTCACCAATTCTTTCTGCATCAACATGTCTTTGTTCAATAGGAACTACAAGATTGGTGGGTGCAACAACTGCTGCATCAACACTTAATGTAAGTGGTGTTACTAAGTTAGGTTCAACACTTTGTTTAGTTTCAACACCAACAGTTGCCGTTGGTACTGATTATACAATGTTTTGGAATCCAACGACAAAACAAGTTACAGCAAAATTAGCATCAGGTGGTAGTACTAATTATTATTATAGTGAATGCGCAACAACTTTAACTACAACGAGTATAACACCAGTAAAGTATTTGGGATATACTGGTACATCAATGCCAGCAGGTACATATCAAGTTGACTTTACTGAACAAGTGGGACAGGCGAGTTCAAATAACTGTGTATTTGGTAGATTTACGATTAATGGTGTTACACAGGGTAGTGATTTCTTATTAAAAATGAATGTAACTAATTTTACATTCACTAACACACTTTCAAGAGACGTTATTTTACCAGCAGGAACTAATTGTTTTGATACATATTACTGGAATGGTGGCGGTGTTGCATGTGCAATATTTGCATCAATTAGAATAAGAAGAATATAAAATGAGTAGATTATTAGCATATACAATCGGTGGTCAAAAAATAGGCATTGACATTAAATCATGGAATGCAGCCATGTTAAGTGGAAATACCGCATTTATGATTTTTGCCAACACTGGCACATTACCAACAAATTATACGGATATATCATCGGTTGACAATTGGGATAATTTTGGAAATGCTGCAGGACAAACAGAGGCATTTATAAAAGATGAAATAATCAAACTCATTCCCGGTACGCCAACCGAAGCACAATTTCGTGTGTTAGAGAAATATATAAATGTTGGGATCAATGGTGTTACTAAAATTGGTGATACCACAATGTTTGGGGATGTTATCACAGGTACAACATCATTAACTGGTACTTCAGATTCAATTATATATGGTACGGAATATCAAAAATATGAAGCGTTGGCAAGCACAACAATGAGTAATACATCGGCAATGCCAAAGATTGCAACATTATTTGATGTTACAAAGGCTGGAACATATAAAATAACTGCAAGTTGGGTTTGGAGTAGAAGTTCAACGAATGCCAGTACGTATTTTTCAATGACGGTTAATGGTGCTGCACAGGGAACAAGACCTACATTAACATACAGAGTTTCAAATACTGCTGATTTAAGAGCAGCGTCAAGAATAATTTACATTACATTAACTGCTGGTCAACATACAGTTACTTTGAATTGTTGGAACTCTGCTGGTAGTACAACAATAAGTGATGCAGTGATTGAAATAATAAGAGTAGCATAATGAAACTATTAGCATATACAATAAGTGGTCAAACAATAGGTATTGATATTACATCATGGGATGATGTTATGTTAAGCGGAAACACTGCTTTCATGGCAATCGCAGATACTGGTAGCACTCCAACTGATTATACTAACATTTCTTCTATTGTTTATTGGAATGATTATGGTAGTCTTGCAGGATTAATGGATGCACAGATTAAATGTGAAATAATTAGATTAATACCAGATGTTCCAACACCTGAACAATATTTAATTTTGGAAAATTATGCAAATGTTGGTTTAAACAGTATGACTAACATTAATGGAAATATAACATTAAGTGGTCAACAAATACCTAATGCACTTACTGGTATAACTGATACTAAATTTAATAATACTGGTGGCACAGTGACTGGTGATATTAAAACAACTGGTGCGATATGTGGTGTTAATGGTACACTGGATGTTGGTGGTAATTTTAATTTAGGTGGTAGCGCAGCCATTGGTGGTAATACTACAATGGGTGGTAATTTGATTGTTGCTGGTGCTATAACTAATAGTGGTGTTGTTAATGGTGCAACAAATCTTGGAACAGGTGCTGGACTTTATGTGAGTACTGTTGACAATAATTTACAATTCAAGTCATTAAGTGGTGGCAGCAATGTAACCATAACGCCAAATGGTAATTATATTACAATTTCTGCATTAGGCGGTGGTACT